GTAAATAAAAGATTATTCCCGTTAGGTAATTTTTATAGAGTTACACAGAATGTTAATTTAAACAGATATATTCCACAAGATGAAATATATGAAGTTTATGAATTAACTTACCCTATTAATTTAGGTTATCCATTACCTGAAGGTTTTGGTGAAAAAGTAAGAGATGATTATCCAATATCATATAATCAAGAACAATTTTTTTTAGTTAATAAAGGTGATCAAAAAGGTGTTAAATTTCCATTTAATGTAATTGATACATATAAATCATTAAATTTCCAAAAAGAAAGTTCATTAGGGTTAATAGGTGGTCAACAATTAGAAAAAACTATAATAGATAAAATCGCACAAGTTTCTGAAGAAGTTGGTAACTCTAATAAAAAAACAGGGTATATTACAGAACCAATTGATAATATTGTTGACAATTTCGTTAATAAATTAAGAGGTAATGATCAATTCTTCAATACTCTACCAAATAATGCAGTTGGGTGGAATGAATATAATAGTAGTGCAAAATCAGGTTCAGAATTATTAAAATCAGATTTAGATATACAAGAAGGTGTTGAACCTACTATGACCACTGAAGTAAGGATGAATACTTTATTAAGTAGGACTAGTACAACACAAGTATCATTTGCGTTTAACTTATTAAATAGAAATGACTACAGACCATTATATGAAGATAGAAGATTAGAAGGTACATCAGACGCAGGTTTAAATGAGAGATACTATATAGGTAATGAGAAAAATACTAATAGAGGTAATAGAATAACTAAAAAATTTAATAGTGATGACTTTAATGGTGGGCCTGATACATCAGGAAACGCTAAAAGAACTACAATTGAGGGAGTAGGAGAACCTTTTGGTGAACCAAATAAATTTTTCTGGGCAACAGGTGGTGAACAAAATTTTAATGAAAAAACTTTATTATATAAAACACAACAATTAGTTGATAATAATCAAAATGATGTGTTTATTAATCAAACTAAAAAGTATTTTAAAGATAAAGAACAAGGTAGAATTATAAGTAGGGGTAATGCAATTAAAACTCTTGATTTAATAGATATAGATGGTAATGGTAATTTTTGTAGAGTTTGGACTGTTAATGATAGATATAGTTATGCAAACGCTATAAGAAATACAGGTTTATTTTTCTCACCTGACAAAGACTTACAAGGTTTTTCAGTTACTAATGGTAAAGCGTCTCAAAGTGTATTGATGGATAATGGTATACCTAAGTACCATCCTGTATTATCAGATTCCTCAACTACTCGTAAAAAATTTATGTTATCCATAGAAAATTTGGCTTGGGCAGATAACTTAGCAGATTTACCATTGAGTGAAATTGGTCCTGGAGATATTTTAAATGGGAACAAAGGTAGAATAATGTGGTTTCCACCATATGAATTAACTTTTGATGAAAATACTAGTGCGAATTGGAATAAAAATGAATTTATAGGTAGAAGTGAACCTGTTTATACATATAATAATTCTAGTAGGTCAGGACAATTAGGTTTTAAAATAATTGTCGATCACCCTAGAGTTATAAATTGTTATAGAGGAAACTCTACAAACCTTACTGAAAGATTCTTTGCGGGTTGTGCTACACCTGAAGAGTTTTTAAGGGCATTAGAATGTTCAGTAACCCAAAGTGACTTAGAAGAAATAAAGAAGAAAATTTATGAAAAAAAACCTCAAAAAACTGTAGATGTTGAAAGTAAAGATGATGATGGTACAGTATTACTTGATCAGATAAAAGATTGTGATTCTAAAACTGAAAATTGTAAGGCAAAAAGAATACCAAATGAAGATAATTTAAATTCAATAGTATCAAAAATAAAAACATTTGTAGAAAAACAAAGTGGTAACACTAACCCAAAAGTTAAAATTACATTAAACGGATGGGTAGGAAAGGGTGCTACTGTAGATAAAAGCGGAGAACCAACAAGTGATAATGGTACAAAATTAAGTAAAGAATTTGCGGATAAAGTTAAAACAGAAATTGAATCTAAATTAAATTCTTCGGGTATTGACACAAAATTATTATCTAATATAAGTCCTATTGTGACTAAAGGTAATATTGCGGCAAATACTGAAAATGAAAATGATTATAGGGTTCATGTAAAAATGGAAAATGATACCCAAAATTCTGATCAAACTAAACCAAAAGACGAAGATAAAGGAGATGGTGCAGGTAGTTTTGATCCTGAAGATATTAGATTAGTAGATAATTTAATTATCGATGAGGGGGCATATTTTGATTACATTGATGAAAATTACCCTAATTATTTTAAATATATTTCTGCAAAAATAAAATATTTCCATCCTGGATTTCATAGTATTACACCAGAAGGTTTTAATAGTAGACTAACTTTTTTAAATCAGTGTATGAAACAAGGTCCGAGTATATATGATAGAAAAACTTTAAAAGATGGAACTGAGGTTGGGGTTCAACCACAAAACTTATCTTTTGGTAGACCACCAATTTGTATATTAAGAATAGGTGATTTTTTCCACACTAAAATTGTTATAAATAGTTTATCTATAACTTATGATGGACCTCAATGGGATCTTAACCCTGAAGGTATAGGGGTACAACCTATGATTGCTACAGTATCTTTAAGTATTGATTATATTGGCGGACATTCTTTAGTTGGACCACTTAATAGATTACAAAACGCAGTTTCATTTAATTATTATGCGAATACAGAAATGTACGATGTTAGATCTGATAGTATCGATTCGTCTACAGGTAAAGTAGTAGATGGGGTAAAATTAGGTGAACTTAAAAAAGGTTTAGTTGGTGAAAAGAATTTAGAAAAATATATCGAATCACTTAAAAAAGAAGGTATCGTTGATCAAACAAAAGAAAATGAGAATGCTAATGGTGCAAAAACTACTGAAAATACAGGAGTATTAGAAATTGCAATAAAAGATAAAAATAGTGTAGTTATAAAAACCAAAGACGGTAAGAAACCAGGAGATATTGAAATTGATGGTAAAAAAGAAAGTAAGAATAGTATTGTTGGGGAAATATCTGTTGGTAACACTAAAGTAAATGAAAAACCTGATAGTGAAACATCTGAAGTAGTAATAAATGTTTTATCTGTGGATAAGTTTGAAGGTAAAATTATGTTACCTGAAACACTGAAAAATTTAGAGACTGCCGTTGCAGAAAAACAAAAGGAATTAGATGATTTAATTGCGCTTGCTAAAATTGATCCTACTGTAAAAAATTCTGAAATAAGGAAAGCAGAAAATGACTTAAAAGATCAACAAAAAAATTTAGAAAAATATAAATCATCTGCTTCTGACAAAGTTACTGTAGTTGCTTATTTAGATAAAAATAAAAAAACAACTACTGTGAGTAAAACATTTACAATCACTCAAAATGGGTTAAATTAATAAATATGGGAAAAGAATATTTTGATAGATATCAGAGTTTTAAATTTGATGGTAAGTATTTACCATTACCTTATATCGGTATACCACCTAAAGGTTCGGATAAAAGTGTTGTATATGAATCTCAAATTTCTAGGTTAGATAAGTTGAGTCAAAAATATTATAATAACCCTTATCATGGTTGGTTAATATTACTAGCAAACCCACAATACGGTGGTGTTGAAGAAAATATACCTAATGGTGAAATAATTAGAATACCATTTCCTTTTAGAGATAGTGTGCAACAATATATTGATGAAACACAGAAATACATCAATTTATATATTAAAAAATAAAATTTTATGGACCCTAAAGTAGATAAAATTGGTAAAGCATTTATTGTTGATCCAAACCCGCCAGGTATGGAAATAGTTCCGCCAGAAGATTTATTCATTTATGTTAAATTTTCTGCTTACCCTAGAAGTAGGGTAACTTATGGTGGTGAGAATAAAACTTTTAATAGTGGTATAGAAGATGAAGTTCATTTCATATCAACTAATTTAAAATATAATAGTCAAACAGGTAAATTAGATCCTACATTACAAAAATCTTATGCGACTACTGATTGGACAAATATCGGTGGATTTTCTAAAGATGTGAAATCAAGAAGTGCTGGTGCTTTAGAGGGGTTTGGTATTAAATCTATTGATATAAAATATAATTCTAGTTTAGTACCTACAGTAGATATTACATTTACAGATGTTAGAGGTGGTGCATTGTTCGATGTTATTAAAGATGATGATAGATTATCACCTTATAGTATATTTTTTAAAATGCCTTATCCAGTTTTTAACCTATCAATTAAAGGATATTTTGGACAAAAAGTTGATTTTTGTTTACATATGGTTAATTGGACATCTAGTTTTGATGGTTCGACAGGTAATTTTGATATTAGTGCAAATTTTTTAGGATTCCAACAAGCATTTTTAAATGATATGGTTTTAGGTAACATAATAGGTGTGATAAACACACCTGAAGGTTATAATAAATTAAATAAAATTTATGATGAAAGTAATTCACAAATTGGTTCTTCCGATTTAAATGGTAAAACTTTAGAAGAGATTAGAAAAAATGGTGATTTAAATATAAGAAAAATAGATGATTTTTTAACTCAAATAAGTAAATTACAAGTACAATCTGAAATTATAAAAACAGATTTAGATAGTTTTAAGTTATTAAAAGATTTAAATGGAAAATTAAGTTTATTAAAAACAATTAGAACTTTTATCGGTTCTCCTATATTGAAAGAGGCGGAGAATAATAGTAATGGTAGTAGTCAAAAAAATCAACAAACTAAATCTTATTTAGAAACTGATAATAGAAAAGATCAAATACAGACATCACCTATAAAAGATGATGAGTTGATTATTAATAATAATTATTTATCTATACGTGATTACATTATTTTTAATTCAGTTAATAGGTTAGCATTTAAATCTTATGTTAGCACATTAAATTCAATAATATTAAAATATCAAGAATATATTAATACTACAGAAAAAACTGTAAAAGATGAAGTAAAAGATAAAAATTTGATAGAATCTTTTAAATCTATAGGTGATGAGAATAATTGGGAAAATTTTATTGTATCACCGACATTAAATGCTAGTGGTAAACCTGATTTTAAAAAATTACAAAACGTATTAGAAGATTTATATACTTCAGGGTCAACAATATATTTAATTAAACCTTATGTTGGTGGACCTGAAGTAAATACTGGTTTTGATGTGGGTTCTTTTATAAAAAGGGTAAATGAAAGAAATTTTTATGCACCTAAAACAAAATTATTAGAATCAACAAATGTATTGATTGCAGATTTTAGAAAACAAAGAACTTTATTAGAAGATATTATAATAGATTTAGAATCTATTATAAAAGTACAAAAAGAAAAAGTACAAGAAGAATTAAATAAAAAATTATTAGAGAATTTTAGATCAGAATTAAAAGTTAATTTTGACCCTACAATTGGTAAATGTTTTGAGATTATTGCAAATAATACACAAGCAATGGTTGAAACTGTTTATGATATTAGTCAGGCAGCGGAACAGAAATCTATTTCTAGTAATAGACAGAGTGTATTAAAAACTTATGAAACTGACGTTCCAACAGGAATAGATGGGGTTGCTTGGCCTTCAATATACCAAAAAAATGATAAGGGGGACATTCAAGAAATATATGTGGGTGAAATAACTGGTGTTAATACATCAGATTTCCCTGAATGGGATTTTGTTGAAAGGGTTTTTGAAAACTTAGTGGGTAAAACTAAACAATTAGAAGATGTTAGTAAATCTTCTATATTAAAAAATGGTTTAGATACTGACAATTGGTTTCCTATTAACCCTATTGATTATAGTATAAATCCTTGGATAAAATTAAATTCTTTAAATGACGTTAAAAAAATAGGTAATGAATTAGTTGAAAAATTTTTTACTAGAATTGCGTTATTAGATAACTATACAAGATATTCCCCTAATACTGGATTAAAAGACATTGATAGTTACGCTAGATTAGAATCTATTGCGGCAAATAAAACAATTTTTTCAGAAAAGGCTAGACAAATAATATCTAATATATTGATAGATATAGACACTCAAATTAATGCAACTGGTTCTATTTTTGTTCCTGATGATAAATTTGATTTAAAAAAATGTAAGTTCTATACCGATTTTATTTTAGAAGAACCTAATAACTATATTATTAGTGAAGAGAATAGTTTTCAAAAAATAGGGAATTTTAAAATAAGTGGTACGTTTTCTGATAAAGTAGATTATATTTTATTTGATGATCCGTCTATCATTAATAATAGTAAAAAATTATTTCAAGAAATAAAAGACGATGAAACATATAGAAAATTTGCAGATAAAAAATCTAGTCCACCAAGTAAAGAATTTAAAACCAATCTATTCTTTAAAAATTTTATTTCTAGTGCAAATAATCTAACAACATATAATTCTTTTAATGTTTGGTTTGATGATGTTTGTAATAACATTCTTAAATCTAGTGATAATGAAATATTAGGTAATTTAAATAAATGTAAAATAATTGATTTTAATCCAGGTCTTTCTACATTAAATAATTCGAGTGGTTCTACATATAATAGTAAATATATTAATATGACATATTTTAGACAGAATACTAATACTTCTGTTGATTATGAAGATATTATGACATATTCAGAACTATACGATAAACAAAGTTCTAATTACGCTAGGGCATTATTATTGTTATCTACATTCCCGTTCAAAAATTTTAAAAAAGGGTTTTTAGAGTCTGTTTTTGATACCAAAGTATTTGATGGGGCGAGAGTAATTAATTTACCTAAATTATATGTTTATTATATTGGGGCATTATTGTGGAGATATGAGGAATCTATAAATCTTGTGGATCCATTAAAATTCACTTTCTCAACAGGAAAAGATTATTCTAATTTTAGTTCTCCCGCAAATTCTTATTTATATAAGGTAGGACATAGATTAACCACAAATGTTACAACAGAACCATTAGAAGATGAATTAATTAATTTACCTAAATCGGTTAAAGATAAACTTATTAATAAATTTAAGAGTTGGGTGGATAGTGATAATTTTAACAATAGTAAAAATGGTTTTTTTGAAAGATCAGTAAAATTATATGTACCTGATTTAATTACCCAAACTACCCTAACTACACAAGAACAAGATTTAGCTCAAAATAATATTTTTACTAAATTAAAAGAAACTACAGATTTAATTTTATTGAATCCTGATATTTTTGATAATGTTAAGATTGCACAACTAAGTCAAAATAAAGGATTGATTGTAGATAAATCATTATTGAAAAAATATGTTAGTAATTTTAAACAAAAGTTTAATGAGGTAGGTAAAGAAAATGATAATGGTAAAAAAGAAGGTAATGAAGAAAAAAAAGATGATAATAAAAGTACAAATATTATAAAATTACAACTTTATAATTATTTTAAAAATATAAGTAATAAATGGATAGGTAATAGCGGTTCTTTTAGTATATGTGGAGATTCTTCTGATAAAAATTTATTTGAATATTTTAAATTTATAGATAGAGGTTGGAGATTTATTGGGGATGAAGCAACATTTAATTTAAAAAGTTTTCTTTCTTTAGGTAGTAATTTAAATACTAGTGTTTATTTCTTTATGTCTAAACTTTTAAGAGACAGTAATTTTCTTTTCCAAATATTACCTACATATATTAATTTTAAAAGTGCTACTGAAGTCGCTAAGATATTCCAACCACAAACGGTATTAGAAAATAATGATTCTTCAGGACCTATATTTTGTTGTATTTGGGTTGGTGGGGCATCACAAGCGTTAGATATTGGTGAGAGAAGTAATTATTATTTTAAAGATGACGGATTTAGTTTAACTACAGGTAATATTCCTTCAGATATTGTTGATGAAAATAAATCAGATACTATTAATAATCAAGGTGATATTGATTTAGGTGATTCTTCTTTAGTCGCATTTAGAGTTTCATTTGGGGCACAAAATCAGACAGTTTTTAAAAATGTTTCATTAAGTCAACAGGAACATAGAGAGACAGGGGAATATTTTAAAGCATTATCTGATTTAGTAGATAAAAGAGGTGGTACCCAAAAAGCATATGTAGGTACAGATTTATTAAGATTATTTAAAACTAGATCATATACTTGTAAAGTTGAGGCTATGGGATGTATGAATATACAACCATTAATGTATTTCGATTTACAAAATGTTCCATTTTTTAATGGTGCATATCTTATAACTAGTGTTAGCCATAACATAACACCAAACCAAATGTCTACTAGTTTTGAGGGGTTAAGACAATCAAAATATATAACATCACCTTCAAAACAGATTACTGCGGATTTAGATATAGATTTAAATGAAAGTAGTGAGACACCAAAAATAGAGTTCACTAATCTTAATAATAAAAATGAAATATTTAGTATAGGTGTTTTAAACCCTACAGATTTATTTGATTATCAGAAAAACTTTGGTGTTGGTACTGTAGCAAATGTGGATGAGGGTGTTAATAAATTTAAAAATATTGGTGTTACTACTTTTACTGATCAAAAATTAAGAGAAGTAATAAATGATTTAGAAAGTAAAATGAAATTCAATAACATTTTGACTAATTCACAAGTTACTATGTTTTTATCTGCAATTCTTTCTAATTCAGAAAATTTATCCAAAAGTGAAATTTCTTGGGATGTGGAAAACAAAGAGACATATGTAGATAAATTCCCTAGTACTGATCCTATAAATCCTGATAAAATTAAATATTACGGAAAATCAAATTCTTCAGATAAATATTTGTCATATTTACCTATTTTTACGGGTGGGTCAGTTAACAATATTGCTTATGACGGTAAATTTCCTGGTAACGATACATTAAAAGAGTATTCAATAAATGATCAGATTGAAGGAAGAAAACAAGATATAAATAATAGGATATCTAAATTAGATGTTAATGACCCAAAACAAAAATCTGAAAAAGATACTTTAGAAAAAGAATTAAAAGATTTAACTAAACAGGAAGAAAATTTAATTAAGACTACTAAATATTATAACATATTTGAGGGTGATGCCTATAGATATAAACCTAGAGGTTATTTATATGTTATTGGTAGAAAACAATACTATGATATATATGGTGACTCAGGTTTGGCAGAACCTACAATTGCATCATCAGGAGAACCTTCTACTATATTGACTAGTTTAAAAGTTTGGAATTATTTAAAAGATGGTGATAAAAATGCGTATGATTATTCTTCATTACCATCTGGTTCGGCATCAATATATAGTAAGTGTATAAATTTAACACATCAATATAGTCCAAAGGGGTTAGAAAATGCCTTTACTACTTTTGAAAAAGTATTGACTACCTTTGTTGATAAAAATAATCAACCACTTATTAATTATTTTAATCCAGGACCTTAACATTTTAAAAAAATATTATTATATTTGCACTATGTATTTTGGAAATATAATATCTAATTCCCCTATTAGTATAGAAGGGTTCAAAAATTATGGTAAGGATGATTTAATTAATAACGATTTACCTATTTTAATTATTGGTTGGGATTTAGTTAAAGAAATGTATGGTAATAAAGTTTCCATTTTACATAAATCTATTAATTTAAAAACATATTGGACATTTAATTCTAAAGAGAGGAAGGCAGATTTTGAAACAGATATAGAATCTTTTAAGGAATTTTGTTACAATAGTTTTGGTGATAACATACCTTATGTTTATTTAGATATTTTATATGGTAAAAAAAACGTTAATAAAAAAATAATTAAAAAAATTTTAACGTTAGTAAAACCATATGTGTATGTATCAGATAATAATATGGTTTATATATTCGGTGATAATATAATTTTTGGAATTGATTTAAACATTTTAGATTATTTTGACGGTAAAAAAGAAAAAACGTTAAGGGTGATAAATAATTTAAATTCTGCCGTTTTGATAGATTCTGAGATATTTAATAAATACAGGGATTTTTTATATAAAATAAAAAATAAAAACAGATTAATCCCGTATATTATTAAAAATGGAAACGACTAAAATTATAACATTAGCATCTTTTGTATATATAGATAAAATCGAATCATTCAAAAAGTATCTACAAAAAAGATTTAAAATAAATTACGAAAACATATTTCAGTATTCATTCTATGATGATAGTAAAAAAATACTAACATATAGAATACCTTTAAAGAATGAAAATAAAATAGACATATCTAGTCTAATACCACCCACAATTATTGTACACAAAAAGGGTGAATGTTTTTACACTATTAACGCTCTGAATAAACTTATTGAATTTATTTACAATTTAGATAGTGGTAATATAAATCACTTAGAGTATAAAATAGAATGGGATAACTATCAAAATAAAATAATTCTTATTAAGAACGATGAATTAAAAATAATAGACATTATTAAAGATTTTTCTGAAAAATAAGATATTTATTAATAAAAATAAAGTTATGGAAGATAATAAAAATAAAAAATCTACAGAAAACTTAGGGAAAAAATTAGATGATTTTTTAACTAATAAAAAAACACAATCTAAAGAGTGTGTAGGTGATGAATGTCTGATTAATGACGGAAAAGAAATTGTTGAAAGAGTAAATAAAGTTTACAAAACTAATGATGGTAGACAACTTTTAATGTAATATATATATGAACAATAAAAAAAAATTTATTTTAGAGGATTTAAAAAGATATAAACAACTTTTGGAATACACTTTTTATGTTCCAGAAGAAAAAGAAGATGATTTAGATGGTGATTTACTATTAGATGATTCTTTTTTAACGGAACAAGATCCTGCAGGTGACGATCCTTTTATGGATGTTGCCGATCCTGAAGCTGGTGATACAGAAAAAGAAGAACCTGCTGGACAAGCACCTGCTGGAGATACAGAAAAAGAAGAACCTGAGGGACAAGCACCTGCTGGTGATGAACCTGTTGAAGATGAAGAACCAGAAATAGAAGATGAATTTGCCGATACTGAAGGTGTAGGGGACACTTCCGAAGATGAGGATACTGTTGAAGTTGATGTAACTGATTTGGTTGATAATACTGAAGAAACTAAAAAATCGGTTTCAGATGTTAGCGATAAAATGGAAGAATTACTTTCTAAATTATCAGAATTGGAAAATCAAATATCTGGTATGGATGAAGTCATTAGTAAAATTGATTCGTTAGAAAAAGAAATAGAAAAAAGAAACCCAACACCTGTTGAAAAATTAGAAATGAGATCGATGCAAGATTTTAACTTCCCATATAGTGTTAAGTTAAAAGATTTTTGGTCAGATAAAGAAGGTTATGAAGCAACTAATGATTCAGAAGAAGAATTTATTTTAAGACAAAGTGATGTTGAGAATTTTGACAGAAATGAAATAAAAGCCTCTTTTGATTACCCTAAAAAATAAAAAAATATCTGTTTTAAAAGAACCTCACTAACAAAGTGGGGTTTTTTTTTCTAAAATAATTTGACTTTAGTACAATTTATTCGTAATATTGTCTATTATTAATCATTAAAAAAAATAAAAATGAGTAAAACTTTAGATGCAATTTTATCCCAGTATGAAAAAAATACTGAAGATAAGAAAACTACTACTAAGTTGTCTAATGAAGACAGACTGAAAAAGTATTTTAGTGAAAAGTTACCTAAAGGTGTAAAATCACAAACTAAAAGATTTAGGATTTTACCTAAAAAAGATGGGACTTCCCCATTTACTGAGGTATACTATCACGAAAAACTTGTTAATGGTAAGTGGGATAAAATTTATTGTAACCATTTAAATGATGGGGATCATTGTCCTTTATGTGAGGCAAAGGATGCACTTTATGAAGATGGTTCTGAGAGAGCTAAAAAATTGGCAAAAGAATTTATTGCTAGAAAATTCTATGTTGTTAAAGGTATTGACAGAGACAACGAAGAAGATGGTGTTAAATTTTGGAGATTTAAACATAAATATACTGGTGACGGTATTATGGATAAAATCATTCCATTATTTAAATTAAAAGGTGACATTAGTGATCCTAGAGAAGGTAGAGATATTATTATCACTACAGGTAAAAACGATAAAGGACATAGTGTGGTTAATTCTATTATGGCTGATGATGCTACTATCTTAACAAAAGATAAGGAAAAGGCAAATGAGTGGTTTAATAACGAAGAAACACACAAAGATGTTTACTCTAAAAAATCTCAAGAGTATTTGGATATTGTAGCAACAAATAAGACACCTATTTGGGATTCTGAACAAAAGAAATTTGTTGCTGAAGAAGACAAAGAAGAAAAAGAAACTGCATCATTGAGTGAAGAAATCAATATGATGAAATCTGAAACATTAAAACCAAAAGAATTAAATATTACTGATAATTCTGATGACGATGATGACGATGACACAACTTCATTCAGTTTAGAAAGTGATGATGACGATGAATTACCATTTTAATTTATAGTTATGGCTAAGACACCATTAAAGAAAAAGGCATCTGATTTTTCGTCAATAAGAAAAAAGTTCTCTTCTAGTGATAAGTATAAAGAACAAAAATACTTTGATCTAGGAGAAGCTTTCCAAAAATCTACAGGATTACCAGGTCCTGCTATGGGTCAGATTAACATGCTTTTAGGTCACTCGGATACTGGTAAAACAACTGCATTAATTAAAACTGCGGTAGATGCTCAGAAAAAAAATATATTACCTGTTTTTATTATTACTGAACAAAAATTTAGTTTTGAACACGCTAAACAAATGGGTTTAGAAACTGAATATATTGAAGAAGTAGATGAAAAAACTGGTGAGGTTAGTGCATATTGGGATGGTTTTTTACTTTATAGATTAGGGTTTGATTATATTGAACAAGCGTTTGATTATGTAACAGAAGTATTAGACGCTCAAAAAAGTGGTGAAATTCCATACGACATAGTATTCTTATGGGACTCAATCGGTACAATACCTTGTCAAATGAGTTTTGAGGGTAAAGGTGGTAATCAACATACTGCGAGAGTTATTTCAGAAAAATGGGGTATGGGGTTGGCTCAAAGAATTACATCTTCGAGAAAAGAAAGTTTCCCATATACTAATACTATGATTTTTGTAAACCAACCTTGGGTAGCGTTGCCAGACAATCCATTTGGACAACCTACTATACAACCTAAAGGTGGTAACTCAATTTACCTATCTTGTGCCTTAGTATTCTTATTCGGTAATCAAAAGAGTTCTGGTGTGTCTAAACTTTCTGCAACGAATAAAGGTAGAAAAGTTAACTTTGCAATTAGAACTAAGGTTGGTATCCATAAAAACCATATGAATGGTTTAGGTTATGCTGATAATAAGATATTGGCAACTACACACGGATTCATCGAAGATGATAAGAAGGCAATTGATGATTATAAATCCGATAACAAAGATTATTGGGCAGAAGTGTTCGATACTGTTGGGGATGAAGAATCATTTGATGTTGTAGAGGAGAATTTTATTGAATCTCCTGTTGATTATTCAGATGATTGATTGTTTAACCATTAAATAATGGTTTTGTGAAAATACCAAATAGAAAAACTAAAACATTTCAAAAAACACTTATTGTTGATGGAGACTCTCTGATTAAAACCGCCTATCATGGGGCTAAAGATCTTTACTACAAAGATACTCATATAGGCGGAATTTTTCAGTTCCTAACAATGGTTAGGAAACTTATAAATGAGTATAAGTTTGACAAAGTATATGTGTTTTGGGATGGACAATTTAGTGGTAGGTTAAGGTATGAAATTTATGAAGATTATAAATCTAACAGAGACAAAGATTTTTATAACGATCAACCACCTTCAGAAATTGAATTGTATCTACAAAAAGAAAGAGTTAAATTTTATTGTGAAGAATTGTTTATAAGACAATATAGTGATGATATTATTGAGGCGGATGATTTAATTGGTTATTACGTAAAGAACATTTCAGAGGACGAAAAAGTTGTGATAATGACTAATGATAGAGATATGTGTCAATTAATCAATGAGAGAGTCGGAATTTATGTTATAAACTTAAAAAAGATAATCACTAAAGATAATTATTTGGACCACTTTAATCATCATTATAGTAATCTAAAATTAATCAAAATTATATCTGGTGACGTTAGTGATAATATAAAAGGTATCACAGGTGTAAGTGAAAAAACTTTATTGAAATTTTTTCCCGAAATTAAAGAAAAAACTTTGACATTGGAATATATTTTTAGTAAAATTAAAGATATACAAAAGGATAGAAAAAGTAATTTAAAATCGTTGGATAATATCATTAATAAAGTAACAAAGGGTAAACAAAAAGAAAAAATATTCGAAGTTAATGAAAAACTAATCGATTTAAGCAACCCTATTATTACAGAAAATATAAAATCAGATTTAGATTATTTAATGTCTACGACAATTGATCCTGAAGGTAGAGAAATTAAAAATGTAATTAAAATGATGATGGAAGATGGTTTAATGATGGCAATACCAGGAGGACAAGATGGGTATTTAAATTTTTTACAACCATTCCTTTCATTAATTAAAAAAGAAAAAAAATTTTATAACAGTTTAAAATGAGTACAAATATGAAAAAGAGTTATCAAAGTTACCCGTATGAATTCTTATTTATGATTAACGGTAATCCTATTGTTGGAAGAAATTTCCCAATAAAAAATTTTAATAGAGATAGTTTAAATTCTTTAGATTTAAAATATGTTATAGACGATGTAGTAGATGTAATTAAACTACACTTTAAGAACAATACTTATGAATATCTTTATAAATATTATAGTTATTTTGCAGAAAATATTAATAATGAAGAATATGAAACAAAGGATATCTATGAAAATGAAGATTTCTTCACATTCCAAATTAAAGTTAATGGAAAAGTAGTTATTGAGAAAATTTTCACTGGAAATGACTTCCCACCAAAGGTAAGATATGATGTGGATATAAGAAAAATTATACCTAAAATCATCGAAATCATACAATATGGATTGAGTGAAAAAAATTATATAAAAAATTATGGCGATTATGATTTAAACAAGATATTTATTAATAACCAAATCTAAAAACGTTATGGCAAAAAATGAAAGTTCTAATTTAGGGTATTTAGGATATAGTTTTCAAGTAAAACTAGTTAAGCAATTAATTGAAGATCAAAAATTTTCGGAAAGTATTATCACTATAATCGATCCAAATTATTTTGATAATGAGTATATGAGGTTAGTTGTTGCTAGTGTCAAAAATTATTATGAGAAATATGAAACCATACCGTCTTATGATACCATCTTTAACCTTATTAAAACTGAAGTAAGAAGAGAAATTGCAAGAGAATCAGCAAATGAGTTAATTAAAGAAGTTAAAGATTCAGATAATAAGGATTGTTTACACACACAAGACGTTGCCATTAAGTTTTGCAAACAACAAGAGCTTAAGAAGGCTACTTTAAAAATTCAGAAGATTTTAGATACAGGAGATTTTGATAGATACGATGAGTGTGAAGAAATAGTTAAACAAGCCATAACTGTTGGTACAGAAAAAGACGATGGTATAGATGTTTTTCATAATATTAAAAATGTTTTATCAGCGGATTTTAGAAGCCCAATCCCTACAGGTTTAATTGGAATAGATAACCTAATGGGTGGTGGACTATCAAAAGGTGAGTTAGGAGTTATTTTGGCGGCGTTTGGTGTAGGTAAAACTACATTAATCACTAGAATGGCGAATACTGCCTATAAGATGGGTAAAAATGTAGTACAAATCTTCTTTGAAGATAATGCAGAAGTAATACAAAGAAAACACTACACATGTTTTACTGAAATCCCTTTAAATGAATTAGAGGAAAGAAGTGATGAGGTAGAACAAAAGTTAACTAATTTTCAAGACTTAACAGGGAATTTAATATTGAAAAGAATGCCTAGTGATGGTACTACAATACCACACATTAGACAATATCTAAAAAAATTAATTTCTAATGGTGTAAAACCTGATGTTATTTTCTTAGACTACATAGACTGTGTACAACCTACGAAACAATTTAAAGATGAGTTTAGTGGTGAAGGTAATGTAATGAGACAGTTTGAAACTATGTTATCTGAATTAGGTGTTGCTGGGTGGACTGCGGTACAAGGAAATAGAAGTGCGATTGGTGCTGAATTAGTGGAGGCTAATATGATGGGTGGATCCATTAAAAAAGGGCAAATTGGGCATTTCATTTTATCTGCAGCTAAAACATTAGAACAAAAAGAAGAAGGTAGGGCAACTTTAGCGATACTTAAATCTAGGTTTGGTAAAGATGGTGTTGTATTTGAGGATATTTTATTCGATAATGGTACGTTAGTTATTGATACTAGTGATAGTAGAGATGTTACTTTATTAGAACATGATAAAATATCAAAACAAAAAGATTCTAAATTTATTCAAGAAACATTAAACAAAAAAAGGGAATCATTTAATTAATGTGATTTTTTTGAAAAAAAATGAGTTATTTTATAGGTCATATAGGAATCTACACACTAATAAATAATTAATAATAAAAATTAAAAAAAGTATTAAAAAATGGAATTATCAAATAAAATTTTGTCTGACATTACGGTTTATATGAAGTATGCTAAATTCTTACCAGAAATGAATAGAAGAGAAACTTGGGAAGAATTAGTTACTAGAAACAAAGAAATGCATCAAAAAAAATACCCCAATATTAAAGATGAAATTGAAGAAGTTTATAAATTAGTTTATGATAAAAAAATACTACCTTCAATGAGAAGTTTACAATTTGGTGGTAAACCTATTGAAATATCTCCTAATAGAGTTTATAACTGTGCATATTTACCTATCGATCATACGGATGCCTTTTCAGAAACAATGTTTTTATTGTTAGGTGGGACAGGTGTAGGTTATTCGGTACAAAAACATCACGTAGATAAACTACCAGAAATTAGAAAACCTAATCCTGATAGAAAAAGAAGATATTTAATAGGGGATTCAATAGAAGGATGGGCAGACGCAATTAAATTATTAGTAGAATCTTATTTTGGTGTAAAGTCATCTACTCCGATATTTGATTATTCAGACATTAGACATAAAGGGGCATTATTAGTGACATCGGGTGGTAAAGCACCAGGTCCACAACCATTAAAAGACTGTATACATAATATTAAAAAAGTATTGGACTCTAAAACTGATGGAGAAAAATTAACACCTATTGAAACACATGATATCGTATGTCATATTGCAGATGCAGTTTTAGCGGGTGGTATTCGTAGAGCAGCATTAATTAGTTTATTTTCTGCGGATGACAATGAAATGATTTCTTGTAAAGCAGGAAACTGGTGGGAATTAAATCCTCAGAGAGGTAGAGCAAATAATTCGGCAGTATTATTAAGACATAAAGTTACTAAAGAATTCTTTTTAGATTTATGGAAAAGAATTGAGTTGAGTGGTGCTGGTGAACCAGGAATCTACTTCTCAAATGACAAAGATTGGGGTACAAACCCTTGTTGTGAGATAGGTCTTAGACCTTATCAGTTCTGTAATTTATGTGAAGTGAACGCATCGGACATCGAATCGCAAGAAGACTTTGAAAAAAGAGTTAGAGGTGCAGCGTTTATTGGGACATTACAGGCTGGTTATACAGACTTCCATTATTTAAGAGATGTATGGAAAAGAACTACTGAAAAAGATGCACTTATTGGTGTAGGTATGACAGGTATTGGATCTGGAGTTGTTTTAGGTTATGATATGAAAGCAGCTTCTGAAGCAGTTAAAGATGAAAATGAAAGAGTTGCGACATTAATCGGTATCAATTCTGCCGCTAGAACTACTACTGTTAAACCATCAGGTACCTCATCATTAGTTTTGGGTACATCATCAGGGATTCATGCTTGGCATAATGACTACTATATTAGAAGAATCAGAGTTGGTAAAAATGAAGCAATATATACTTACTTATCTATAAACCATCCTGAATTAGTAGAAGATGAAATTTTTAGACCACACGATACTGCAGTGATATCTATCCCACAAAAATCACCAGAAGGTTCTATATTAAGATATGAATCTCCTTTTGATTTATTAGAAAGAGTTAAAAAGGTATCACAAGAATGGATTAAACCAGGACACAGAAGTGGGCAAAATACACATAATGTATCTGCGACAATATCTTTGAAAGAAGAAGATTGGGAATTGGCTGGTGAATGGATGTGGACGAATAGAAAATTCTATAATGGATTATCAGTTCTACCTTATAATGGAGGTACATACCAACAAGCACCTTTTGAGGATTGTAATATCGAAACATACGAAACTATGATGAAGTCTTTATCTTCAGTTGATTTAACTAAAGTTATAGAATTACAAGATAATACTAATCTTTCAGGTGAAGTTGCTTGTGCTGGAGGAGCTTGTGAAATTATATAAGTTGTGAACGTAAAATGGGGTAACGATATAACGCTAACATATCAAATTATGTTAGCGTTTTATAATCAAAGAAAAAAGAATTAAAAAAAATGAATGTAGGGGCATCAAAAGATTGGGTACAACAACTATACATAAGGGAATTCGGTCCTAAACTACAACCAAATGAGTTCTATTATGATAATGATGGTAGAATAGTTATGAATGAACAATATCATAAACGAAGAGGATCTTGTTGTGGTAATGGATGTTTACATTGTCCTTATGAACCCAAACATATAAAAGGTAACACAGAAATAAGAAAATCACTACAATCGTAGTGATTTTTTTTATGTATTAAATTTTTTAGAATAAAGATATTTTATCATTTCAATATCCTTTTCAGTAAAATTATTATTGTGATCTAAAATAGAATTATTTTCTTTTTCATAATGAGAAAAACCTAACATATGAAACATTTCGTGTCTAATTGTATTAGAAAATGATTTAAATTCTTTATTTTCTACAATATCTATATGTATGTAAACACTTTTAATTTTATGGTTTATAGGTTCTGTAAAAGTTATACCTATATTAACTAAATCGTATTTTGACCATTTAAACATATTGGCAAACTCTGTATCGGATAAGAAATATATAACCACATTAGCAGAATCTTTATTTTTAACCATACTTATATTAATAGGTTTAATAAGTGGTTTAAAAATTTTAATAGTTTCAACAACATCCAATGAGTCTTTTTTGGTGTACTTACCGTATAAACATATTTTAATATCTTTATACCATCTATCCCCACCTTCAGTTGCTAATAAAAGTTCTTCCTTAGTGGAAAAATTTTGAGAAAAAAACCAAATAGGGTTTAAAATTAATAGTGCAATTATTAAATTTTTCATAGTTGTTTTGTATTTATAATAAAACAAATATATAATTTTTTCTTAAATAAACAAAAATTATTAAAAAATATGAAGAATCTTTTTGAGGAGTTACAAAGAATAAAGTCTTTAATGGTTTACGAACAAGGTGTAAAGATTAATGAAGTTAGTACTGCATCCGTTGAAGGTGGTGATACTGATGAAGGTGATGGTGGTAGTGAAAATCAAAATAAACCTGCGGATAGTGAAAACGAAAAAAATAATGTAGAACAAGAATCAAAAACTGAAGGTGGTAAAGAACCAAGTAAAAAGAATTGTGTGTCTATTACAAATACTGAGGTATATAAAACTGAAAGTGATGTAAATAAAGAAGTACCTGAAAAGTTCTTTCAGAAGTTCAAACAAAAAGTTGAAGAACAGTTTGGTTTGTTTGCAGATGGTGAATTTACTATTGAGGACATCAACGTATTTGGGGGTGCTAGTAATTATTGGAAGGGTAGTAATAGTAATAAATTTCCTGCGGTAGAACCTAAGTATTGTAATGAATATGATGTTAACGTTGGTATAACTTCATTAAAAACTTGGTCGTCTGGTTGTAAAGGTTTTGGTAAAACCGAAAAAAAAGTTTATGATAAAAATTCTTCAGGTAAAAAAAGTAATGAAGATTTAGCAAAAAGAAGGGCACAAAAAGTTTTAGATGAATTAACTAAAAAAATTGTGACTTTTGCTCAACAAAATAATATTAAAGTTCCAGCCGATTTCAAAAAAGAAATAAAAAATATTACTTCTGGTTCCATTTATACTGAAGATAAAACAGATACTCATTCAGTAGTAGCAGCAGCAATTAAAAGTGGTGAATTAAATGCGGGTCAATTAGTAATGATAGACGCAGTTTTATGTTTTACACCATACAACCCATGTCCTAATTGTATGATTAGAGATCCAAAAACTAAACAATGTAAATGTAAAGAAGGGTTAACAGAAAAAGATGGTAAATGTTTTTGCCCTAATGGAAAAGAGGTGGATGAAAATTGTGAATGTAACAATTGTCCAGATCCTTGTATGACATTTAATAAAGAAACAAAAAAATGTGATTGCCCTGAAGGTATGACATTTAATGAATCTACAAAACAATGTGAATGTCCTAAAGGTTTCAAAAAGACAGATGATTGTGAATGTTTGAAAGAAAAAGAAAGAGAATGTCCTGATAAATGTCAAAAACGTGATGAAAATGGTGATTGTAAATGTCCTAATGGTATGACATTTAATGAAGAGACACAAAAATGTGATTGTCCTGAAGGTAAAATTAAACCTACTGTAGATGCGTGTAATTGTGTAACACCAAAACCACCATTAAAATGTGGGTATAATGAGAAAAAAGAAGGGGGTAGAGGTACTAAACAAAATAACTTTGTTGCAGCAACAGTTAAAAGTGGATTCCCTGTTGGGGAAGGGGATACGGTAACTATTTCATTTGATTCATTGGTTGTTCCTGACGCATTTTATGTTAAGTATGGTGATCAAGAGTTCTTTAGCGGATTTATGGGAGATGTCTATAATGATGAATATAGACAAGTTGCTTTAAGTGTTAAAGAAAAGAAAAAAATGTTACCATTACAGTCTAAATATGTTAAAGATATTGTTAAAGATGAATTAAATGCTGGTGATAACGATTATAGTGGGATGGATAATGTTGTAAGGAATTTTGTTGGTGAGTTAGTAATGTATAAACGACAAGATGGTTTATTAGAGAGTATAAATGAAGCAATTAAATCTGAAGGGGGAAAATTGACAGTTAAAGATATCTTTAAAAATGGTGATGCTGAGGCAGAAAAAATAACTGATGATATTATTAATAGTGGTAGTATAAAAGATAACATTGTTAGATATAAACAAATAATGAAATCTGGTACATCATTTAAAATTACCAAAGAAGAAGAGAATTTCCAACTGATAATAATGGTATTTTCACCATTAGATAGAACAATATTTACGATGGAAGTTAAATGTGAATAATAATATTTATTATTTTAATATTTCTTTTCAAAAATTTTATAGTATAATATTTATATACATATGGCAAAGACTAGGTATATAAATATTGATTTCCCTTTTAGGGATGGTGATAATGGGTTTTATTTTCAGATGAATAAAACAGATAAAGACGCTATTAGGGCGGATTTATTACATCTACTTTTAACTAATAAAGGTGAAAGGTTATATCTCCCTGATTTTGGTAGTGATTTAAAAAAATACATTTTTGAACCAAATGATTCAATCACACATGAACAAATTAGAGATAATTTAAATGATACAATTAAATTATATATACCTAATTTAATCATAAATGACATATCATTTAGAAATGATGATATCGAAGAATTAATAATTGTGGAATTAACCTATACTGTTACAGAAGGAACTTTCACTAGTACAGATACAATAACTTTAACATTCTAATTATGGCAAAGAAAATAGATTATAATGCACGTAATTTCTCAGATGTAAGATTACAACTTATAGAATTCATACAAAAATATTATCCAGAAATATTTTCAGATTTTAATGACGCTTCTGTCGGTATGATGTTATTAGAGTTAAACGCTGCGGTTGGGGATATGTTATCATTCCATACCGATAGAATGTTTAATGAGACTCAAATAAATTACGCACAAGAAAGATCTTCATTATTAGAACTGGCAAGAACATTCGGTTTAAATGTACCAGGTAAAAGACCTAGTATAACTATCGTTGATTGGACAGTAACTAATATACCTGTAAATGGTGATACATTTGATATAAGTTATGCTCCAAAAATACTAAAAGGGTCACAAGCAACTGGTGCGGGTAAAATATTTGAATTACAGGAAGACTGTGATTTCGCATCTCCGTTTACGACAGGAGGTATCCCTAATAGATTGGTGATTCCAAACATAGATGGGAGTGGTATTATACAAAATTATTCTCTTACTAAAAGAGAAATTATGTTAAATGGTATCACAAAAATATATAAAAAAGTATTGGGTAGAGAAGATTATAGACCATTTTTAGAAATAATCTTACCAGAAGATAACGTATTGTCGATAGAAAATATTATAACTAAGGAAGGTACAAATTTTGTAAATAACCCAACAGAAGACGAATTTTCTAATTTTGATTTAAGTTGGTATGAAGTTCCTGCATTGGCACAAGGTGAAATATATATTGAGGATGAAAATGCCGTTTCAGATAGATCTGGTGTAGTAGTCGGTAAATGGAAAAATGCCCCAAAAAGATTTATACAAGAATATACTGATAATGGTTTCTGTAAAATCATATTTGGTGCTGGTGATACAGATATTTCCGAATTAAATGATTTTGTTGGTTGTAGAGGACAAATTGAAAGAATAGGTAAAGTAGTAAATAATTTATCTTTGGGTGAGATTCCACAAACTAATAATACAATGTATGTTAGATATAGAATAGGTGGTGGAGAAGATTCTAATATTGGACCTAATACCATCACATCTTTGGGGACTACAGGTGTAATCGTCAATGGTGATGATAATAATTTAAATAGAATTATAAAAAATAGTATTACAGTTAATAATCCTATTCCTGCTTTAGGTGGTAAAGAAGAACCATCAGTAGAAGAAATAAGAAATTTAGTTAGATATAATTTTTCTGCACAAAATAGGTGTGTAACAATCAAAGATTACCAAAGTAGAATACCACTTATGCCAGGTAAATTTGGTGTACCTTTTAGAACTGGTGTGTGGGAAGAAAGAAATAAAATCAATGTTTACATTTTAGCGTTAGATTCTAGTAGTAAACTTACAACAGAATCCACATCAACACTAAAACAGAATATTGCAGATTATTTAGCGGATTTTAGGATGATAAATGATTATGTTACTGTGAAAAATGGTAGGGTAATTAATTTAGGTTTTGAAATAGATGTTTTCGCAGATAAAGCGGTACCAAAAGGTGAGGTGATATCAGGTGTAATTTCATCAGTAACACAATATTTTGATATAAATAAGTGGCATATGGGTGATAATGTATATCTATCACAATTAGTTGAAAATATCAATAATGTTGCAGGTGTATTAAATGTTACTGATCTTAGAGTTTATAATAAAGTAAATGAAAATGGTAAATATTCATTAAACGAGATTGCTCAACCATATATCGATGATACAACTAGACAAATAGATTTGTTAGGTAGATATACTTTATTTGGTGCTCCAAATGCGATGTTCGAAATTAAATATCCAAATAAAGATATTAAAATCACTATTTCTACTTCATAGTAATTACTTTTTTAAAAATATAATTAGTTTTAATAAAAAAATAAAATTATGGAATGTAAAACGTGTAAACAAAAAAATCAAAAATCTAACAACAGTGAAAAACAAAATAAAGGAAATGGTTTTAGTATGAATTTAATTTCTGAGGAAATTCAAAAAGGGGATTATAATGGCAATTTCTTTTTTAAAGTTATTGCATTTTTTGTAATCAGTATTGCATTACCACTTATTCTTTTAGTTTTAATTGGTCAGGTTTTTCTAACTTTCTTTTTACCTAAATCTTTACCGAAAGTCAGAAAAAAGTTTTTTAACTTTTTTACTGGAATCTTAAATGTGTATGGAAAATTTAAGTATAATAAAGAAATAAAAAAACGTGAAAAACAATTTGGTGAAAATATTTCATATGATGAAAAATCTGAAGATGATGTGAATTTTAATGATATAGAAATTTTTAATGGTAAGGAAAATAAAAAATAATAAAAATAAAATGATACTAATATGTCTAAATCATTTAGAATTAGGACAACACCAGGTAATGATAATGGATATTTAAAAGTTAATGTTGATCTTAATCAGAACTACGATCATTTAGAAATATTAAGTTTAAAAATATCTCAAAACGATGACTACCAAAGTTTTTGTGCTGAATATGGTGTAATTGCGGGTAGAGTCATTATAAATAATGGGTTTGGTGTACCAAATGTTAGGGTATCTATATTTGTACCTGTAGATGAAGTCGATTTGAGTGATCCAGTTAAATCTGCAATATATCCATATACAGAACCATTTCCTGATCAAAAAAACAAAAATGGTATACGATATAATGTATTACCAAAAAACCAACAAACATTAGATCATACTCCTGTTGGGACTTTTCCAAAGAAAAGAGAAGTATTAGATAATAATACTACTTTAGAAATTTATGAAAAGTATTATAAATATACTACTACAACCAATGAGGCAGGTGATTATATTTTATTTGGTGTACCTGTAGGGGATCATTTCTTACATTATGATATGGATGTAAGTGATATTGGTTTTTTATCGGTTAGACCATTTGAATTGATTGAACAAGGATATAGTGATGACTTATTTAAAGATAGGTTTAAATTTAAATCGTCTAATAATTTAGATAGTTTACCACAAATTTTTTCTGAAAATATACCTGTTAGAGTTGAACCTTACTGGTGTGATAGTTTAAGTGTGGGTAATGCGTTAGGTATTAATAGATATGATATTTCTATTAATAATTTAGAATTAACCCCTACTGCAATTTTTATGGGTAGTGTTTTTACTGATGACGAAAAAGATTCTTTAAATAAGAATTGTAAACCTGCCAGAGAAATGGGTAAAATGAATGAAGTTGTCACAGGTCCTGGTAATGTAGAAGCAATTAGAAGAACCGTAGATGGTACAATAGAAAGATATAGTTTTAAGGGTAATGGAATAGATGAAAATGGTAACTGGTCTTTATTAGTTCCTATGAATATAAGAAAAGTTGTTACTGACGAATTTGGTAATTTAGTTCCTTCTCCTGATGGTATAAAAGGTGTTGCAACTGAAGGTGATTATAGATTCAGAATATCTATGGATGCAACAACAAATGACCAAAGATTAAGACAAAGGGCGAAATTCTTAGTTCCAAATACAAACAACAACTTCAATTTTGGTGAATATAGTTCAAAAGATTTAAAAAATAGTCAAGATTTTACAATAAATAAACAATTATCTACTATAACGACAGGAACACCTTATGCGACTGATTTAAGAAATCAATATAACTACTTAGAAGAATTTTATCCATTTAGATGGAAAAAAGTGTATACCGTTAAACAGTATATCGGTAGAATGCAAAAAATACAAAATGATGAGGCTAGAGGATTTATTGGTATTAAAGATATATTAAATGCTGAAGGTGTAAATAAATTTCCAACAAATAGAATAGATATAAATCTAAATCCGATATATACTATAATATGTTTATTATTAACATTATTTGGGCATGTTGTGGGTTTCTTAAATGGTATTCTTAATATTATTAATGGTTTAATTACTGCAATATGTTCTATAAAAATACCTGTCGGATTTGGTCTTGATTGGAATATCGATTTTGTTGCCTTCACCTTTAAAGTTTGGATAACAATCGATTATAAATGTATTTTTAGTCCTCTCTTATGTAGATTTTGTAAAAATATTTGTACAAATGATAAACATAGTTGTTGTCCGTATAATTGGGCAGAAGGTTGTTATAGTAATAATGCAATTGAAAACATACCTGCAAAAGATGGTCCACCTGACTATATACCTTGTTGTCGTACGTGTTGTGTTAAAGTGCCTTTAATACCTTTAAAATGTTCTGATGAAGGCAAAAATTATATAATAACTTTAATAAAAACACCATTTGGTGACAACAGTGGGTGTAATTCACCATATGTAAGACCTTTCTCTTGTAAAAATTGTGGTGGTATACAAACACCAGGTATAAAAGATTGGGTATCATGTGTCATGGAACCAGTTGCAGTATTTTTAAGGATGCTTAAGTTTGATTTTTATAATGATTGGGTTGGTGGTTCACTTTATTTCCCATTAATTAAAAGAAAATATAAATTAAAAAAATCTAAAAGAAAATTTGGACAAATTAAAAAAGATAAATTTTGTGATTTCGATTGTAGAGAAAGAGGTAATAGTAGTAATTTTCAAGGTAATCCTACTTTTAATCAGTGGAGAATTAAAATAAAATCCATTGTGTTCGCAAATCCTAGAATAACAGTAAATGGGTGTACTGCAAAAATAAAAGGTAGAAGAGTTACTGATTGGTATGGGACAGAAGAAAATGATCTCCAAACACCTAACTTAAATTTGGCAGTTAAAGAATTAGAATTTAAAGGTAATACTAGTTCTTTTGATGGGTGTGTGATAAAATTTGATACGTTTGCGTCATTTCAAAATACGTTTAATAGTCAAGGTATTCCTTACGAAATAAAAGATAGAGAAGTTCCAGGGGAACATGGTAAACCAGAATATGTAGAAAGTGTTGATCCTAACGGAACAACTTCTTGGGAAAACATTGGTGGTCATGGTCACCATAGAAATATATGTGACAACACTAGAATGATAGAAAGAAAAGAATATTTTAAAACTTCTTTAGATTGTACAACGGTTAGTGTGGGAGGTGTGAAAGACGAGTTTGTGCCAGAAACGAGTGGTTTCGACAAGTTCAACGAACCTACAAGTGAAGGTGGTACTGGTGGAGAAAGCAACGTTTGTCCAGAATATACTTGTGAACCTGATTGTGGTTCTAATGGTATTGCACCTTGTGTATATGATAAAGCAAAATATGAACAATATACTCAAATTGTTAAACATGGTTTAATTAGTTGGTCAGAAAATGAAATATATTATACCCCATACATTTCTAATTCAGATGTTAAATTTAATAAAATAGAATATAAGGCAAATTTGATGTTACCTACAACTATAATGGAATTGGGTAGTAGTGTTTATTGTGATATAGATGATGTCCCATTTATTTTAGAATCCATACCAACCACAACATTTAATGTGAGTTATGAAGAAATTAAATATAGTATTGGTCAAAAACAATCATACACTAATGGTAGTACATATAAACCTATTTTAAAATTTGATGATAGAAAAGACATTTCATTAAATCTTAGAGCTTATGTAGAATTCTCTTGTTTTAGTACAGTATGTAGTAATATTGCGGCAACTGTTAATCAGTCGCAATTAGGTGTGAGTATGATAGATACTAATGATATTGGTATCGAAATAGGTAATTGTTTTTTAAGATTTGAACATGATGAAGAAGTTAGACAATATTTTTGTAAACGTTTTAACGGATATAAATCACCTAATTTAAATTTTCATCACAGTAGACCAGGATCAATCGAATTCGATAACAATTATCAAACTTACCCATCAATATCCTTATCTGATGGTGCACCACTTTATTATAAATTAGATGGTGAATATATATTATCAGAATATAATGATGGTGATTCATTTATACCTGGAGACGCTTGTGGATATAGAAACACAAATAATACTTCAGACTATTTTTATGGTTTAGCACCTGGTCAAACATCAACATTTATTAATTACCCTAATGGATCACAAACAATTAATTTTGGTCAAACCGCTTACGGTAATGGTGTTGATTTAGTAAATGATGATGTAAATGGTGATGAAGATATTTATGGTATTACATTTAATAGGATACAAACACCATATTACCTTTATTTTGGATTAGTACCCGGAAAAACTACTTTACATAAAACAGTTTCTTTATTCTTTGCGGATAAAATAAGTGCGACTACACTTAAAGGTATAGGGGCATCAAATAATAAAGTAGATAGTAATGTTAATAATACACCTAATATTAATAGTGGTACTGAAAATAATTTCACTGTTTATAAAACTTGTTTAGGTGAGACTTTAGTAAAACAAATTAAAAAATAATTATATTTTAGATATATGGAAGAAACTAAAAAAATATTATTAAATAGCTCTAGATTACCAAATAACGTTAATGTAGACACACAAATTCAATTAGGTATAGAAAATATTACTAAACCTATACCATTGAATGATGTAGATACTACAGTAAGTCAATATGAACAATTTGAAAAGGAACGAAAAGAAAGTAATATATACAGATTTTATGGTGTAGTAAAACCCGTAATAAGTAATCCTTTGTTTAATAAAAATGTTAAGATATATAAAGATGATAAAAATAATGTTGTTAGTAAGACAATATTAAGTAGTAGTATTTTTGAAAAGAATGGTTGGGTAGGGTATTTTAATGATGAACTTGATCAGACTGCATTACAGTTTAATGATAATAAAAGTGCATTGTGTGAATTTTTCCCATTTGATCCGGGATATGATAGATTAAATTTTTTAGATAGTGATGGTACACAAAATTTTTTGATTAAAATAACATACCCATTTAAAACTAAAGATATTGTTTTAGTAAAAAATAATACAAATGTTTCATTAAAAGATGGTATCCCTATTATTGAAAAATTTTTAATTAAATTAAATGGTAGAAATTATACGGGATTTAGAACTGCGATGAATCATGGGTTAATTGAGGGAGATAGGATTAGTTTATTAAAATTTACTGATAATACATCAAATAATACATTAAACCTTAACTCAAAATTCTATAGAGTATTTAAATTAGGTAACGAAACTAATGATAATAAACTTAGAAATTTTGTAATTGATGTTGATCCTAACGATATAAGTTTTACGATTGGTGTAAGTACAGTAAAAAGGGTAGTTAAAGATAAACCTTCGTCATATTATGTTAGACAATTTAAATCATTAACTAGTTCAGACTATAAAGATTATGATTTATATCCTGCAGCGTATGGAGTTACCTATTTTGATGATAATGTTGCGGCGTTTAACTTTAAAAAAGATATTAATATTACTGGTTTAGTCGATAATTTAAATAGACCTTTAACAGAATTATATCTTACAATTATAAAAAATGATAATGACACATCTTCAGGAAATATATCAACACAGTATTGGTTAAATAAACAAAAAAATTTACAAATTCCTTTTAACACTAGATTTTGGACTAAAATTTCTGCAGGTTATCTTTTAGAGAATAATACTAATATAAATTATAATATTAGATCTTACGGAGATACGAATTATAATGGTTCAACATATTTTGAAAACATTGATGAATCAGATGATGTATTTGATGGGGATATTGTTGAATATAATGAGTCTGAATTACTAGAAAGAAGATTAGAAATCATATATCATAGAGTCAATACAGTTTATAGAGAGAAATTAAATAGTATTGATTCTACACAAGAAAATAAAAAAGAGGGTTACATTTATTCACCATTTAATTTAATTCAAATTAAAGAATTTATGAACTATATAAATCCAATAGTAGATTTACAATCTATTGTGGATAAATATAATATAACTAATCCTATAGAAATTGACGATTTAAGGAAGGCATTTAAAATACCTGATTACGCCACACAAATAGCACCAAATATATATAAGTGGAGAGATATTATGGAAATTGGTGAATTTGATAGTACGGGTAATGGTGTTGATTATCCTTTTGAGGATGGGGCACATTACATATATTTAGATAAAAGATTCTACTTCCAAAGACAAGACCCTCCTTGTGAATTTGTTTTAATATCGGAAGACATTACATTAGGTTCATCGGATGTTGGAAACGTACAACAGAATAAATTTTTAAAATTATTGGAGGATCCTACATTTTTACAATATAGATTTAAATCAGGAAGTGCAATATCTGGTGTAATAAACAGTAGTGGCTCAAACGGTGTATTAAATTTAGTGAACTATAATGGTGTTACTCCTTTAGAATTAGAGGTTACTTTGGCAGATTATATAGGTGAATATGAATTAGGTAAAAGAGATGTTGGGGGATCTTGTATTGACTTATCACTAATAAAAGAAAAAGATATTGATGATGTTTGTTGATAAAAGAAAAATATTAATTGATAATATTGGTAGTGGGACTACTATTGATATAGTATTGGGAACTAACTTTTTCCCTGTTGATAATTCAGAATTGATACAAGTTAAATTTGTAGATGAAGAAGTAAAAAAATCTATAAACCCAATAGTAGACTATAAAAAGGTAATTTTTAAACCTGCTAGAATTAATCCACAGACAGGTGCTTGGGATTTGATTGAATCGTTTAAAATTAATTTAAATTTTTATACTCCTGAATCAATAGAAAATGGTTCACCTATACATAGGGGAACGGGTGCAGAACCTGGAGTATATAAAGATTTAGGGTTTTTATTTGATGATGTTTTTTGTAGGACAAATAGGTTTATAAATAGTTTTTTCAGAATATCTTTATACGATAAACCTTATAGTGGGCAAAATAAACTATTAAGTTTTTATGATGTCTATACTCAGGTAGGTAATGATCAGGAAAATTCTTTTGGGTTTACATTACCTATAGAATCTTGTCCGATAACATTCACTTTGGGTGATCCTGTCACACAACCTGATAAAGTTAATGAAGGATTTCAAATATATTGGTTTAAAGATTTAGTTGATAATGCTCCTAATAAAGAATATGACCTTTATGCCGTTTTACAGTTTAATAATGCAGGTAATGGTAAGACATATGATATGGCGGCATCAAAAGCCATTAACCCTAATAATATAACAGTTTCTAATTTAGAAGGTAATCAAGGATTATTATATTTAAGAATAACTTTAAAAAATGATAATGGTGTTTACAAATATATGTTTAAACCAAATTCAAAACAGATTCAATTACCACCAGGGGTTAATTTAAATCCTTCAAACGGAGGGATACCTACATTAACTTTTTGGCAAATAACTCCTTAGAATATTTATTAATATGGAAATAATTAGAAAAAAAAGGAATTTAGAGAATTATACTGTAAGAAGTATACCTAAAAGTGTTTTAAAAAAAGACGCTGATGGTAAAACTGTTATAGATGAAACAAACCCTAAATATTATTATGGTAAAATTCCTGATTATAAAATAGATAAAGAAGGTAATTTTATTTTAAATTCTTTTGGGCAAAAAATTGTTAATACTATTGATGTCGACTTGTTTTTGACACAAGATATTGATGATATGGGATTATTTAGTGATCAAAGTTATATACCTAAAACACCACTTTTAAATAATAAACCTTTAGGGTTTAATTCTTTTGAGTATGGTAGATTGGCTGGTGCACCACTTAACTTCTATTTTAGTAATGTAGCAACAATTACGGGGACTACCGATGATGGTTTTTTAAAACAGGTTAAATCTTATAGAAAAGATTCATCTGGTAATGATATATACGTTCCTAATTTAAATGTATCACAAGACCCTAAAAATATTTTTGATGGGGTTTTAACGGATAGTTCTACATTCACAACTTATAAAATTGGTGCGAATGTAAATAACATCCCAAATACAGGGGTTTTATTCACTACATATAAAAATGATTTTGTGAAAACAATTGACGAATTTGGTAAATCTATTACATATAATAAGACAGAATTTAAGGCATCAAACGGTGGATGGAATCAATATAACACATCTTTAAGTGCGAATATAAAAAAAGAAGAATTTTTAGGTGTAGTTTTTAAACCAGAAGTTAAGAGTGTAGTATTTATAAATAGAGGTATTGCTGATATATTTGAAAGACACGCAATATTATCTGAAATAAAAACAACTAATGATATTGACACAAATAGGGGTGGATTTATAAGAATATAAAAATAAAGTTATGGCAACAGGAAATTACGGAACAATAAGACCAGCAGATGTATCAACACAGGATATAGAAATTTTTTACAGTTTCACACCAAATAGAGAATCGGTAACTGAAGTAGATTTACAACCTTTAGATCCTGCTCAAGTTTTGGTACCAGCAGCTAATCCTGATAATGTGAATGAAATATTTGGTGGTTTATATACGTTAAAATTACCTACTTCAGTATTTGGAACAAAGGGATTTTATAGTATAATAATTAGACCAAAACAAATAAGAGCGACAATTCAAGATTGTTCGATTTTAATTGATAATCAAGATGTAAAAGGTATTGTTTTCGATATCAATCAGATTCCTTTAGAATTACAAAATAGATTTGAAAATGGTAATCTTGTTGGTTATAGGATTGAATATTTAAAAGAACAAAGTGGTACTGGACAGGATAAAATACAAAATTTATTTAGAATTATAACATCAAATAACAGGGCATTACCAATAACTCAAAATCAAGGTAATTCTAATGCGTCGCAAGCGTATACGTTTAATGATAATTCTACAAGTGTTTTTTGTACGGTTACACCCGCATCAGCACCTTCATTTAAACCTAACGCAACACCGTTTATTGGTAACCCACAACAAGAAGTTATAATAACAAATACGTTTTTTAATCCAGTTATGTTGGAAATAGAAATGGTAGAGTATGATGAAGAAACTTTAGCATATGCATTATTCTCCAACCAAACAAAATCTTTAGAAGATGGTATTTATACTATATACAATTTCGGTAATGAAATTTATAGACAATACAATTTATATGAAGTTAAAGATCAATTTAGTGGTAAACCATTGTTTGAAGTTAGGGAACAAAAATTTACTATTGATCCTACAAAAGATTTTGATGACATAACTAATTTTTAAAACGTAAATGGCAAATAAAAGAATAAAAGTAGCAGGTTACGCCCAAAGAATATTTTTCAATGATAACATTGAATATAGGGATTTTAGTCCTGATTTAGTAGGATTACAACTTACTAGTGATGGAGGGACTACTCTATTTACTAATGGTAACTTTACAATATCGACAAATTTAGATCCTAAACCTGATACGTTATTTATACAGGGTAAGAAATCTAAATTTTTTACGTTAGAAGATATTGTAGAGTCTGATACACCACAGTTAGAGATTCAAAAAAATATAAAAACTAAATTAAATATAGATTTAACAAATCCGTTAAGTTATATTTGGTATGGTTCTGCGAAAGAAATGGTAAAGGCTTCTTTAATTGAAATACAAGAAAAATGGCCTGCAGCGATTTATGTGGATAATAAAGTAGGTAGTGTTACTGGAAACAATATCACTAACTATGTTTATGATATAGAATCCGATGAATCTACATTTACGGTTAATAGTAATTACTTTATTAACCCTTACGGTATTAAATACACTATTGATGCTCAATATGTGGGTAATAACGATAGTGCAAATCCTTTAAGAAATTTTACTTTAAATTATGGTTCATATTTAATTGAACATAATGGAATTAGTAAAAAAATTAAAAGTATAACGCCTTCCACTCAAAAAACTAATTCTACTATTGAATTAGTGGTAGAAGGTAACCCATTTCCTGAATTGACAGGTATATACATACCTCAGTTATCATTTTTATTTAATAATGTAGATGGTTCAATACCATATTTTATTAAACCTAATGAATCGGAAATAGAAAAATTTTTTAGTGGATTAAATGAATTACAGAGTAATTTATTAAATAGAAACATATACCCAAAATATAAATCTGAAGTTATTAGTACAAATTATACTGATGATGGTGTATTATTAACATCTAAATCAGTTTTAACTTTTCCTGTTTTAGATGATGGATACAATTTAAACTTTTTTGATAGTTTTTATATTGCCTATATCGATCAATTAAATGATTTAGGTAAAGGTTTAGATGATACAAAAACTGATATCATAGTAAGAAAATATACTACTGAAGCGATATCTAGTTTTGATACTGTCCCTAGAGCGGATGGAAACGACTTAGTTTTAAACGGTGAGAAAGCAACTAAACTATTAAGAATTTATGGTGTTGAGTTTGATTACGTTAAAAAATATATAAATGCAATTAAATTTGCACATGTTGTAACATACGATAAGAAGAATAATGTTCCAGATACTTTGATAAAAGATTTGGCATTAATGTTAGGTTTTGAACCTATTAATTTTATTGATAGTTCATCTTTAAGTAAATTATTTTTACCTAGTAATGGGTCAGGTTTATTTAGCGGGACTTCAACAAATCTAACTGAATCAGAGATTGATGTTGAATTATATAGGAGAATAATTTTAAATATTGCTTGGTTATGGAAAAGTAAAGGTTCTAGAAAAGCAGTAGAATTTTTATTTAGATTTATTGGGGCACCAGAGTCTTTGGCAAATTTCAATGAATATGTGGTAATTGTCGATAAACCATTAGATATGGTAGAGATTAAAAAACTTTTATATCTATATACTGGTGACGTAAATTTAGATAATATACCATACGATGAAAACGGTTTTCCGTTACCACCTATTAATGGAGATATTGTAATATCAAATTATATTGATCCAGAAACTGGAGAAATAGTAGAGAATGATTTTACAGAAATGTACTTCCAAAAAGGGGGTGGTTGGTATAGAGAGACTTATGGGTCTAATAGTCCTATTGTTTTAAATGGTAATAATCCACATGTGGGAAAATATGATGGCGGTAATGAATATTTACAATACTTTAGTAGGTGTTTCATACCTAATTTTGATAATGAACCTACAGTAACTTTAACTGCAAAAACATTAGTACAAAATTATTTTATTAATTATAATTATGGTATTTTTAATGGTATTAATGATAATTCTGAGATATTTACTAACCAATTAACATTTAACGCACTTACCAATAGTTATCAACCAATTAATGAATGTTTAAACGTTAATTATTCGATAATAGAAACACCATTACAAAATGATGGTAAAACTACATTACAACAAGCGTTTTCTGGGGCACAGGCAGAGTATAATAGATACTTACAACTGATTAAAGAAAATAGTTATTTACAATATTCACCTGAATGGGAAACAATAAAAAATAATTATGAATTATCTTTAAAAAATTGTTTAAATGAAATATCAACAGAAAACTGTGATATTAACAAAACATTAGAAATATGTTTATCTGAGAACCCAAAAGATCTTGTGGTATATAGTTGTAATAATTTAAATTTAGAAAATGCTTCCCCTTTTATATATTACACTAATAGTGATGGTGTAAAAGTATCTTTTGACGAATTCCCATCATGTTGTGCATCACAGGACGCAAAATATGTTTCATATGTAAATGAATATGGTAGACAAACAGAATATTGTTCTAGTTTAGCACCTTGTGTTGGTAACCCTATTTCAACTTTACCTAACGGTGTTATAGAATTTGAAATGGTTAACAACACCACACCAAAAGATATAATACAAATAGAAACTAGGTGTTTTCAATATATTAATACTACCATTAGTTTTGAAGATTTTAGTGCTCGAGTTGATGCAACATCATATGTTAGCGATTTTTGTTTAGGCTTTGTTGATAGGGAGTTTACTTACCAATATGGTTATGGTCGCACTAATTGTGGAACATATTTTAAAGAAGTTACTTGTAATAGTACATCGATTGTTAGTAGTCCTGAATGTTGTGCTTGGTATGGGTATGGTTTTGAAATAATTGAACAAGGGGATTATAAATTTATTGTTTGTAAAGAAAAAAATCAACTTACTACCCCTGGACCTAGAAGAACAGGTATTGGTACAAAATATTATAATGAATATACCCTACCTATAATAGATTTTTCAGTAAATAGTAGTTATTATAATTTACAAAACCCAATAGGGGATGTATACAATTATTACTCAACGGAGATTTTTTGGGACAATTTTAATAAGGCAAGAATAGTTAAGGAAGTTGTTCCAGGATCAAAATCATTATCTCTGCAACCATCATCTGTATTACAGGATCCTTCCCTTATGACACCATCAAATTGGAAGGTAGATTCTATTGATGAATATGGTAGAGTTAGTTTTACACCAAAAACTTTTACTGATAATTTTATATTAGATTGGTATAGTTCTGACTTATTAAGTGATTTATATAAGACAGTTGCCACATATTATGGTTATAAGTTTAGTAAATTTACTTTTGATTATAATAATAATGTTTTAGTGCCTTTTGTGGGTGATAATTTATATAGTGATAGACCTAATTCTGTAATCACTGCGGCAGTGGATTCTAATAGAGTAGCTTGTGGTGATGTAAATAGTGTTGCGGTAGTATTCGCTAGTGAAAAATGGAAAGGGTTTAATTTACCTAAATTAGATGATTGTAGTTGCACTATAGACTTCTCTTTTGATTACATGTTAAAATATGATGTGAATAACTTAACTAGATGTGCTAGTGGAATAAGTTGTTATCCTGCATTTATTTACGACAATACTATTGATAACATCAATTGCCTAAATTTTGTTGCATTTACTAATAACGCTAATACGTCAGTTAATTTACAAAGAAATTTTAATGATTCAACCTTTGTTACCGAAGAATATGTTTTATGGCAAAATTCTACTATATTAGAACCTAATGTAGAGTGTTGTAAGGCAGTTACAGGTAATGTGGTTGCGTTTAGAGAATGGGCTGAGTCTAATCAGACATGGGTTAAAAAAATAGAGGATACATACATTGCGATTTATCAACGAAATACTTCTGTTTTAAATTCTTTAGATTTTGACTATACACCTATATATAATCAGGCAATTAAATATTTTGATTTAAAAAGTATATTTTATGATTCGTTACCTTATGCGGTAATTTCAGAAGGTGTAGGTGGTTTTGACGGTTCAGGAAAAGAATGTTTTACTCCTGATTTTACGGAAGAACCTTGTAATATACTATATGAGAATTATATAACTACACAAAATGTATGTTCATTAAATATGCCATTAGAATGTGGTTTATGGAGTAAATTATATGGTGATTATGAAAAATTATCTAGTGAGGTAACTAGATTAATTGAAGAGTATAATACTAACATTGCAGATTGTGGTGGTACCACTTACAATCAAGTTGTACCTTATTCCTATGAATCTGTTTCACCATCTGAAAGTAATTACGTTCCCCCAATGGCAGAAATGGTTGTGGTTGATAAAGAAAGGACTTTAAATAGTTTAGAAACTCAGAAAGTAGAACAAATTGCAATTTTAAGGGCGGATGAAGTAACTTTGACTTCTAATATAAATGATCTTAAAAATACTATTGGGGAAAAAGAATCTACCAACATTGTAATAAGAAAAGCATTAACAAGTGTTAATTCGGATTTAGATTGTAGCATATATGAAGTTAGTATAAAAGAGATTGATAATTTTAATTATAAAGAATATTGTAACACTATTATTTATAACGGAGGTATTAATGATGGATCTAAAAATGTAGATTATAATAATTGTGTTTCTACTAAAACTATTGAAAATAGTGAACAAAAATTAGTATATTCTGAGTTATTAAATTCTTGTATTTTAAAAAACCAACTTAATAGTCAATTAGTAAATTCTAAATTTGAAAATAATCAAGTATTAACTACGACATTAGAAAATCAAATTCAACAATTAAATGTAAAAATTAATGAATTAACTACTAATGCTAATAGTGTTATCGCAGTAAATGAGTCTTACCAAAATTCTAAATTATTAGAAAATGATACTCAAAATACTATTAACGTTGTTTCAGAAATATTGAACGTAAGTCCTCAAAGTATAACAGACAGTAGTGGTAATTTAGTTATTTCTGATTCACAAAAATTAAAATTAAATGTAGAATTAACTAAAAATGAGTCACAAATATCTGGATTAAATAGAGATGTTCAAAATTATTTTGATTCTTTAAATGAAAATATACAGAATCAAAAATATATAGAGTATGGTACTAATTTTATTCAAAACGATTTAAAGACTAATATTAATAATATTAATTTGGTTGATCCACCAATAACTCAACCAACTACTCAAAGAATAGGTATATCTCCTACCACAGATAATAAAATCTCGAATATGGATTATAATCAATATACGGGAGAGTTTAACAATCTTACTTGGGTTAAACCTGATTATAACCCAATAACGGAAGAGTTTATTCCAGTTAGAACGGATTATAATCAATTTATTACTGAAGATTTAATTCCGACTAAACCTATTAATAATGGGTTTGACGCCTCTATAGGGGGAGAGTACAATAAAACTGAAGAAGTTGCTCAAGTAGTTAATGTTGGTACAGGTAATTTTTCAGATTGTTGTTTAGCATACTTAAAACTTAAAGAAAACAATACAATACAGGTTTTAAATGATATTTTACTTGATGTACAAGAAAGTATTAATTTTATTAAAACAAATGTGTATAATGCGTATAATAGATGGAATGATACCTTAGAAAATAGTTATGAAAATTATATTGAAAGTAGTACAAATTATTTAAAATATATCGATGATTTAAAAATCAATTTTAAATTATTTGTTGATAATAATAATATTGATGTGAATAATAGTATAGACACATCTTTAACTTATTTACCATACACTCAATCAATAAATCCTATATGGGAATTTAATCCATCAGAAGGATATAGTGGTATTTTATTAGAAGGTGATGAACAAAGTTTGGCGTTAGTTGAAGAATCTATTTTTGATACGTTATCGTCTAAAAATATTAATTACAATTCTAATTTGTTTGAACCAGATTGGAAGACGTTTAATTTTACTATACCTGAATGTGTGTGTGACGATTTAAGAAGATTATATCCTAACAAAGATTTTTATTTTAGTATTGAGATAGAAAATTATGAATGTGATGTGTGTTTATTAGTTGACAATATAATGGTAAACGTATCTGATTGTAAAACAGATAGGATAGTTTCGATTAATAATTGTTTAATACCACAATTAAGTTGTGTAATAGATAACAAAAAATCTTGGGTGTATTATGAAGATGGTGTAGTTAAAGAAACCGTTTATCCTAATGGTGAATGTAATGGTGAATCCATTACTAATTTTGAGGTGGTTAAAATAAATGCACCACAAGAAAGACTATGGACAGATTTAGAATATAGATATACTAATTATGATAACTATCATTCAGATTTATTATTAAATGTTAAAAATACAACTTTTAGTATTGATCCTGCAAAATCTATAGAATGTGACGTATTTAATTTTTGGAGAAATATTGATTGTGATAATTGTCCTACATCTAATAATTGCGATTCAGACAATTATATATTCCAAACCGCTGAAGATTATTTGTTTATGGAAGGTGACGATTACATCTTTCAAGATCAAATTATAACATATAGTAATTTTAATGATACATTAGATGTAACAGGAACTTCATTTAATTATAATTTAAATTTAGGTAATGCAACATTTAATAGTTTATCATTTAGTTGTGAAACATATACAAACACATTACAAAATCAAGTAATAGAACTTAAAAATAAGTATTATACATTAACTTCTAATTATTCAGATTCATTAAATTCAACTTATTACGATTTATTAGAAAAAGGTGAAACACTTTCTAATTTTTATATAAATAAAAATAATTGTGGTGGGGATACTTTGGTTCTTAATAACAATAACCAAATTGGTAGTTTGTTTAATCTAATAGTAGAAGATAGTGATGGTACTTTAGGGTTATTTGATGTTTATACATATTCAGGTACACCTACATATAGTGGTGGTTATATACAAGAAATTTTATCTGGTGTAACTGCACAAACATTCAACCAAACAAATAATTTGACTAAAGAATGTTGTGAATCTATTAACACTTTATTAAATGTTAATGGTATTAATGGTTTAGGATTAGGTAAAAATTATCAATGGGACGAAGAAAATAATTCTTGTAATTGGTACAAAAATGACGATTGTTCTGATTGTAAAGGGGATTGTGAGTATTGTTCTAAAAGTAAAAGTTGTGTAAGTGGGGTAACTTCTGGTGATACATATAGTGTTTGTATTAACCCATTAGACTTTTTGGATATCGATACATCAAACATCAACATTAAAGATATTTTTGATGATTTAGTTTTAAGTAATTTGATAGATGCGAAAAGTAGACAAACAATTAGCGATTACCCATTATTAAGATTATTCTACGAACTTTATTTAAAGGCTAATAATTGTGGTAAAAATTTATCAAATAAATTTACATATGACAGTATGTTTGAATTTATGGATAAAATAGGTGACTACTGGTTAGATTTAATTGAACAAGTAGTTCCTGCAACTACAATATGGGAAGGTTGTGATAATTCAGGTAAAATTTATAGGAATACTATATTCGATCAAAATAAATTTAAATATAAAAAATCTAGTTTAAATTTTGTAGATGCCACAGTAGTTTGTCCTTTAAGTGCACAAACAGAATATAGTATTGGTTCAAAAACTATTCATTCTTTAGTTGAACAAAAACCAATATACCCTACTAATCCTGAAATTGAGAATTTAAAAAAACGAATAAAATTTGAAAATATTCGTATCAATAATAATATTAGGGCGTTAAAAAACTATGAAAAAGTATTATGTTCGTTAAAATTAAAAGATGTTGACACACCAAATTTAAATAATCAAATACGACTATTAAATAATCAAATACAACTATTAAATAATTCGATAAAAGCTTTAAATAGTAAAGTACTTGGGTTGACATCTCAATTGGGTACTTTGGAAACAAAATATAAAGAACAACAAAATAATTTTGATAAAAATTTTATGAGTTGTAGTGGTTTATCAGAAACTTTAAAAACTGCGGAAGATAATTTAACTAATTATGTCCCTGGCACAACATCGTATGAAAGACAAAGAAATTTTATAGCATCGATTAAGGATAAATATTATAGATGTGTTAGAAAATCAAATGTATTAGTAACTGATTATAACACTGTTTTTATAACTCAAATTTATGATACTAATGAATATGAAGGTAATGTTACTATAATAGGTGATGATGATTGGGTTGACGGTGGACCTTTTAATAATAAAGAGTTAATTCATAACTGTGAGTCGTCTTGGGAAAGAGCTAGAAACTATTGGGATTACTTTTACAACAGATCTTAAATAATTATTGGTATCAAAATCAATAAAGAGTAATATTTATTAATAATGGCAAAAATAAGTGGTAAAATAATAAATCCTATAAAAAGTGGTGGTGAGGTTATTAGAGAAATTGAGACACCTGTTGTTTTAAGAGTTGGTACAGACATTAACTATCAAGCATCATCTCTGTCTTCTTTTTTAGAAACCGAATCAGCATTGTTTTTACCAACAAATTTATCTATGATAGATAATATTTTTGTATTATCTAAACCAGAAAAATATGGGCAGTCTATTTTTAGAGATAAATTAATTGAAAAAACTATTCCATTATATTTTTCTGGTAATAGTAGTGATAGTATTTTAACTACCCCAATAATACCTAATAATCAAATTAGATATATTGATGGGGGTAGAAAATATCAATTATTGGCTAGTAGGGGAGAAAGTTTACATATTGAAGTGGATATAAGTAATACTGAACCTTATATTCATGTGGAGAGGTCAGATTTTGATAGTTTTGATTTTCCTCAAATTACGATGAGATCTGTTCGTAAAATTCCTACATCTAGTGCGGAAACTTTATGTGGTCCTGTATCTTATACTGGGTATACATATGATAGATTAAACTATAATTGGTTTTTTGGGCAAAATGTGGGTATAAGTTTTAACCCAATACAAAATGGTAATAATCCAATTACGATAAGTGGTGCGATGGTAACGCAGGAAGGATGCTCATCAATATCTAACGAAGAAGGTAAGTTATTGTTTTACACTAATGGTGAAACAGTATTTACTAGTGCTAATACTATTATGCTTAGTGGTGATAGTTTATCTAGTTCAGGAACATCAACACAATCGTCAATTATTGTCCCTAGACCGAATACGGATAAATATTATATATTTACTACTAACTATAATGGTTTAACAAATGGGTTTAATTATTCTATAGTAGACATGAGTTTACAAAATGGTGACGGTCAAGTTACTACAAAAAATATACAACTAATTAGTAACCCTTTAACTGAAAAAGTTACTGCTTGTAGCCATAGTAATGGTGAAGATTATTGGGTAATAACACACACAAGTGGTGATAGTACATATTATAGTTATTACGTTTCGTCTATAGGTTTAACTGCACCAGTAACTACAAATATTGGTAGTGTTCACAATACTGTTAGGGGGTATATGAAAACATCTCCAGATGGTAATAAATTAATTTCTTTACTATATGATGAAGACATTATAGATATTTTAGATTTTGAAAGTTCTGCAGGTACACTATCTAATTTGATTAGTATTACGGGAATGACATTTAATGTTGGTCCGTATGGTTTAGAATTTTCTTCAGATTCGTCTAAGTTCTATGTTTCTGATGGTGCAGGCGAAAAAATCTACCAATTTGATTTATCATATACATCGGCAACGGAAATGGTTAATAATGTAATAGAGGTGGCAGATATTAGTGGGGCTACTTTAGGTGCATTACAAATGGGTCCTGATGAGAGAATTTATGTGGCAGATTATAATAGTGATAAATTACATATAATACATAGGCCAAATGGTTTAGGTGTTCAATGTAATTTTCAGGAAGATGGATTCACATTAACATCGTCTACAGTGACAGGTACAACATCATTGTGGGGATTACCAAACGTCATCACTTCTAAAAGTATTTCTTGTGATAGATGTGTGTTTATAACCCCAAAAACTCAATCAGGTTTTCAGTTTGATTTATTGGTTAATAACATAAATGGAGTTATTGAAACAAATAAGTTATCGTATTATGGTGAGATTTATAAATACAATAGTAATACACAAGTTTTTAATAATTCTGCATTGTATAATTTTTCACTACCATATGAAACTTTAACTGCAAATACAGGTAACACAATTTTTATACCTTCTTTGAACATAGGTGAAGGGGAATTTTTATTAAAATCTTATTGGAATTATGATGTCAATACACTTTTGGCTAAACAACAATTAGTAAGAAAGAATAGTTTAGACACATATAAAAGAGGTAATTTATATGGTATCTACTATCCTGAAACAGATTGGTATTTTATTAATATTTTTTCTGCGGATAAACCACTATTTAATAATAGTGTTGCACCATCTCCACCATCTTTAAACACATTTACCGTTTCGACACAATTTACTAATTCAGGACAAACTGATTATTTTATAGATGGGTTATCTGACCCAATAGTAAGTTATAATGGTTCTGTATTGGCAAAGGATATTGAGTATAGTGCTATAACAACAGGTGCAACACCATTTATAAGACTTTCATTTAGTCCATTAGATAATCAAATATTAACATACGCATTTATTTCAAACGGTAAAACAAATGATTTATTGGCAGACACATATCCGATAACGTCACCAATCAGTAGTGGGGTAACTCAATCTACGTCAGATAGAGTATTTTTTAATACAACTACTTTAAAATATGAATTTTATTTAACTAGTTCTCCAGCAACTGATGTAGTTTTATCTTTAAATGGATCAATTTTGTCTAAAGATATCGAATATTATAGATCAATTAGTGACAATAGAAGAATAATTTTAGAAAATAATTTAAATGTTGGAGATGTATTAGAGGCGTTTTATGTTCCTAACGCAGCGATTAATGGTGGAATAAGTACAAACACACCAATAATAAGTTGGTCAATAAATAGTGCACCATCTACCGAAATATATGGTCGTTTTACTGTTGAGATTACTTCTTCAACAGACATAGAGTTCCAAAGTGTCATATATAGTGAAATAGTAGACTATGAATTAAATCAAAAAACTTATAGTAAGATGATAACGTTGACAAATGCGGTGGCAGGAGATAAATTTATATATAGAGTTAAAAATGAAAAATTTTATACACCAATTATAGGTGAAACTATTTATGATGTGTCATATAGTGATGTAAATAAAATACAAATATTGACAAATGCTGGTAATGCATATTAATAATTAAAAATTAGAATATTTATTTAAAAATAAAGGGAAATGAGTTACATAAATAAACAAAGTACTACGTTAGTAAGAGTAAAACTAACAGATATAGGTAGAGAACAATTAGCAAAAGGACAATTAACCTTCACCAACTACATTATAGGTGATTCTGAGGTTGATTATAATTACGTAAAGGGTTGGAAAGAATTTGTCCCATCTGCTGGGGCAGCAACAGGACAATTTTATTTTACTAATCCTGATGGTAACATTCAAAAAAATATATTCTCTAAAGTACTGAGACCAAAAGATGATAATCCATTTTTCTCTACTTTTCTACTTAATCAAAGTAACCAGTTTTTATTTCCTTTAAATCAACAAAGTAATATACAATTAATTAAAGGTTTAGTGTCTAATAAGGCAGAAGATAGAGGTTTCTTTTCTGGATCAACAGTAGACACAGGATTAATTGCTCAATCAGATACTAAATTTATAAAAGAGAGTGGTACTATAGATTTAGGTAAATTTAATGGTAATATTAATTTAAGTACATATACACAAGGGGTTTTAGTTTTAGATACTCCATTAACTGCAACTAGCGTAAACGATTATATAGTATTTAGATTTAGTAATCCAACATTAGGTAACGTTACTGGAGACACTATGACTGCAGCGACAATAAATACTACTTATAGTATCACATATTTAAGTGGTTCGACAATAAGGGTAGATAGAACATTACCTACATTAAGTGCATACTCAGGCACAATTATTAGTTATTATACAATACCTGGTGGTGATGATCCCACAGATAGTTATTATGGATTAAATTCACTTACTGCGTATTGGAATACAGGTACACTATCCTTCGAAAGTAGTTGTGATGTTTGTGTTGAGAACATACCTGTATGGAATATGAATAATGTTTGGACAGAAAACCCCGCAGGACTTTATAAAGATTCGCCAGTTAATTTTCACGAACATAATTTATTTGGTTCTGAAGAATACACTGGTACAAAACAATATTTAGGGTATAATGAAAATTTAGTTTGTGATACTAATGACGCTAATTCTATATGTGGTGTTAATGAGTCAATTAGTTATATTGACCCATATAGAAAATCTATTTCTATAATACATTATACGAATAGTTGTATTTCTAATTTTTATGGTGAACAATTTTACATTGATGCAGAAACTGGTAAACTTTTAAATTTAGATATACCTGTTATGTGGCATAGAAGAAATGATGTTGGTACATCAAGTGGTACGACATTAGGTATGAGATTTACATCTGATGGAGTTAAGAAAACATTGAGTTCTAATAATGATGTAGAATATTATGATTTAATAGAGTATAGTGGAATGTCAGTTACACCTACACTACCTTTAGTAGTTGGTAAAGTTTTCCCTCAATTACAAATAGTTGTTATCGATAATGAGGAATTAATTGCGGCTATGTCATATAGATCGAATAGAAATTATACATTACCTGATTTATCAGCGGAATTAATAACATCGGTTAGTGGTAATTGTACGGGAGTTCTTAAAGCTGGTGAGAGAATGTATTTAACTTATTGGTTAGAGAACGTAGGAACAGGTACGACTAATGTTACAACACCTATATTACCTTGCCAAAGATATTCGGTTATAGATAATAACACTAGTTCAGATAAAGACGTTCAGTTTAGAATTAACAATCTTGGTCAATTACCATATATGAGGAAAAAAGAAGATGCGTCTTATGACGGATATGGATTCTTTGCAGATACATTTAAAGTGTTGGCACAAGTGGTTAACCCAAATACTCAGTTAAGACCGATACCATCTAATTGGAAGGTTATGGACTTCACTAGTAATAAAATTACAGTCAATAGTGGTGAAACAATTAGTCCATCATTATTAGAAAACCAAAATCCTAATATTACTGGATTTATTATGACAGGTTCACTTTATAGTGGGTCGTCTACATTTAATTTAGGTGCAGAATTGGATATGCCTAACGCTAGTTACTATGGTAGATTAAACTTTGGTAAAGAAAGATTATTCTATGGTAACCTTAGAACATATATAGGGGCAACAATATACAAGTCACTATTCAATATAAATGTTGATGGGGCAACTATATCATCTAGTAGTAATCCAACATATGAGTTTGGTTATGACAGATATATAAGTGAGATTGGTATATTAGATAGTAGTCAAAATTTAGTTTTGGTGGGTAAATTATCCAGACCAATAAGATTGGCTGATTCTACAACCGCTTCAATAGAATTAACAATAGATTTTTAAATATAAAAAAATGGGATTTATAAATAGTGCAACAACAGTATCAATTAGAGCTAGATTAACTAATCTTGGAAGAGAAAGATTATTGACTGGTAATAATACAATATTCTCTCACTTTATTTTAGGTGATTCAGATGCAAATTACAATACAGAAACTCCATTACCTACTGGTAGAATACCTGTTGATAGTGGGGATTTAGGTAATGATAACGGAACAAACGATAATATTTCCGCAAATGTAGACATTAATAGTAAATTATTTGTCACTGTTGCACCTATTATTAAGAAAACTGTTGAACCTAATTCATCTTCGGTAAGTTTGATTGTTAGTGAAATAGGTGAGACTACATTAACTGGTTCTAATTTAACGTATTTACAAATGGATAAAACTAATACGACTAATATAAACACAAACTATTTTAAATCTTTATCCTTACCAATAAAATTAGATACGGTTAACATTTTTACAGGAACTACATCACAAAATGGTGGTTGGTCAGATACACCTTTTAGTGGATTAGGTGTGACAAAAGTGTTGATGGGTATTATTGATAATAGTAAATATGGTGAGATAATAGATGGTAAAAGTGTTAAAATTAATTTACCTGTTTATACTGGATTTACTAGTGGTGGGGTAGGTACAGGAATAACTACTTATAATATTTATAGTACATTTCCTAGAACAACTATTTCTAAGACAGAATTAGATAATCATTATATTGATGAGAGTAGTTATCCACAGTCTTTATTTGGTAGAAAAATTAATGTATCTTATTTAGTTTCCGATCAAATAAAAAAACCAAATAACGATTCAACAAAAAGTTGGTCGACAGGGTATGATACATTTAAACCATTTAGTTTAAATTCTAAGGAATTAATTAATGTTCAAACAGTATCATCTACAGGTATTAACGCTGATGAAATAGTGGGTGTTATTTATTTAGATAAAGGTATTTTTGCGATAACTAATCAAACAATAGTTAATAATATTGCAACTAATTTTAGTGGTGATACAGACACAAATACTATAAATACTGGTTTAAATCTTTACTATTATAGTGCGAGTACTTATAATACGGTAATCGATAGTGTACAAAAAGATTTAGTTCAGAATATTGTTTGTATCGCAGCAAGAGGTGAGTTTTACAATTCACAAAATGAAACATTAACAGTTTATGATGATGTTAGAATTAGTGAAGTGGCAATAACAGATACCGCAGGAAATATTTTAGCGATAGGTAAAACAGATAGACATATTGTGAAAAAGAAAAATGATTTTGTAGTATTCGATGTACAAATTATAATATAACATTTTTTATTAAAGTTTTTATGAGTAGAATATTAGGGTTGGATGTTTCCACCAAAACAATAGGTATATCTCTTTTTGAAGATAATGGGGATAATGGTAGGTTACAATTATTAACACACATTACACCTAAAGTTAAACCAAAACCTACTGATAGTATTGAATTACTAATTAAAAAAGCACAAATATTTCAGTTTGATTTTTTGGAAAAATATAGTGATATTGATATTAGTAGAGTTATCATTGAAGAACCTTTATTACAATCTAATAATGTTAATACTGTTTCTACTCTATTAAGATTTAATGGTATGATATGTCGATCAGTGTATGAAGTTTTAAATATTGTGCCAGAATTTATATCATCTTATGACGCTAGAAAATTTGCGTTTCCTGATTTAATGCAGATTAGAACTCACAATAAAAAAGGTGAACCATATAGTGATAAAGAAGTTGATAAGAAACAACCTGTATTGTTTGGTTCATATCCTTGGGATATAGATAAAAAAGTAGTTGTTTGGGAAAAAGTTAACGAAAGAGAACCTCAAATAGTATGGATGTATGATAAACATCAAAAGTTGGCTAAAGAAAATTATGATATGACAGATGCTTACGCTTGTGTTTTAGGACAAATGAGAAAAGAAGGTAAGTGGAAATAATATCGTTTATTTTACTGATAATTTGAAGTATCGTCTTTTTAGGCGATATTTTTTTTGCGTATTAAAAAAATATTATTACATTTGTAATCGATGTCTGAAATAATTGTAGAAATATTAGAAGGTATTTTGGGGCAACCCAGAAAACATTATAAAGATAAATCACAAATATCTTTTGATTGTCCTGTCTGCTCATACGATATAAAAGGTTTAGAAAAGGGTGACGGTAAAGGTAATTTAGAAATTAATTATGAAAGTAACGTCTATAAATGTTGGGCTTGTTCCGAAACAAATAATACACATGGTTCAGTCTATAAATTAGTTAAACAATACGGTACCAAATCGGATCTTAAAAAATATAAATTAGTTACACCTGAGTTAGTAGATAATTTTAAAAAGGAAGTTGAGGTAAAAACTTTAGAAGGTTTACCTAAAGAATTTATACCTTTATCTGTTGAATCTTTCACTACCGCATATAAAAAGTCTATGGAGTATCTTAAAAAGAGGAATATCGGTATAGACATTATTGAAAAATATAATATAGGTTATTGTGAAACTGGTGAATATGCGGGTAGGGTAATATTCCCTTCTTATGATATTCATAATGATATTAATTACTTTTTAGGTAGGAGTTATGATAAATATAGTAAACTAAAGTATAAGAATCCTGATATACCTAAATCTGAAATTATATTTAATGAGAATAAAATTGTATGGGATTCTAATATCTATATAGTAGAGGGTGTATTCGATCACATAGTAGTCCCTAATAGTATACCAATGTTAGGTAAAGTGATGAGTGAAAACTTATTCAGTAAATTAGTAAGGAAGGCGGAGTGTAAAGTTATTATTTTATTAGATTCGGATGCCTATAACGATTCAATCAAACTATACAAAAAATTAAATTCTACTAAATTAATGGGTAGAGTTATGATTATAAAATTACCAGAAGGTTATGATATATCTGATGTTAATCAGAGGTTAGGTAAAAAAGGTGTTATAGATGTATTAAGTACTGCAAAAAAGATAAAAGAAAGTTTGTTATATTAATATATTTGCATATATTTGTTTTTAAAATTAATAATTATGAAAAAGGGTGGTTTTAAAAGTAATTTTTTTATTTTTTTAAGAAAAATAAAGTTAATTCCTAAAAAACAAATGGAATTAAAACCTATGAAAGTTAGGACTGTTGTTGGTTATGATGACATATATACTGATTTAGAGGTTCAAAGACATGTCTTTATAATTAATAAACTAAGTGTTAGAAAAGGATGTAAGTTTAATCCAGACACAAAAAGTTGTGTTTGTGGTGCAAATCTCGATGAATTTTTAACTAAAAAATATTGTTAGTATGTTATTATTTCTAGACGATAAGAGAGTCCCTTATGATGTTTTTAGGGACACAATAAATCCGTTGTATGAGAAAAATGATGATTGGGTTATTGTACGTAATTATTATGAGTTTATAAATGTCATACAAAGAGTTGGTGTCCCTAAATTTATTTCATTTGATCACGATTTAGATTATGATCATTATTTAATGGAAAACCAAAAGGATATAAACTATGATGGTTTAAATAGTAAAACAGGATACGATGCAGCTATTTGGTTGTGTAAATATTGTTTAACTAACGATTTAGAATTACCTGAATATTATGTTCATTCGGCAAACTTAGAAGGTAAAAAGAATATTGTGGATTACTTAGAGACTTTTAGTAAATATGTTTAAAATTTTTTAGTGTCTTTAACAAAGGCTCTTATTTTAACCTTATTCCAATTCTTTAAATCTTCACCGTTATCCCCTAATAGTAATATAGACATAGTACGATGCCAACCTTCTATAAGTTCATATTTACCTTTAGGGTTTCTTACTACTATAATAGGCTCGTTCATACCACTAGATTTGGCGAGCCTTTTTTGTGTTCTCATTCTTTCTTCATCATTTGGGACTAGATAAGAATCTATGTTACCAAAATCTCTTTCTAAAAATGCGTTAACAGTATTATCATCAAAATCTTCTGGATTAACAGTTAACACTTCTAATTTCCAAGGACCTTTTAGGAAATTATCCCAATACCCCCCCTCAAATCTTGATAAAAATAAAATTGGATCACCATAATAGTTATTTTTTATATCTTTAACATTTTGTCTAATAACGTTATTAAAAATGTCTTTTAATACATATTCAGGTGTATTTTTATAATAATTTTTTATTTTTTCGTATGTTTTTTTTTCTATGGTAGGTTCATATTCACCATAGATAGGTATCGATTCTTTTATAATATTTAAAAATTTCATAATTGATATGTGTTTGAAATTATTTTACCAGCAACTGTAAGTGCACACCAGTGGTTTGGGCAATCTGTACTTCTACCTGCCACATTTTTACCTGTACAATCATTCAGACCACCTAAAACATTTATTCTCGGAACACCATTCGAAACGGCATCGTCTACAGATTTTTTAGTACTTTTTTCACAACTATAAGGTTCTACAATATACATTTTGTTTAGATTTCCACCATTTTCCTTTAAAAAAGATGAATAATCTTTTGAATAATGCCCTCCTCTACTAAATAAAACTAAAATTGTGTTGGGGTATGTTGAAATAGAATTTTTTATCTCAGACATACTGTCCCATGCGTGAGCAATTACGTTAAAATACCCTTTACCCAAACCTCTCTCCAAAAGAGACTTTTGTTCTTCCACCCCTTTATATTTACCATCATATAATCCACTAACTAAAATAACTGTAGGTGAAGTATTCGTATCTAAATTTTCTATTTCTTCCTTTATTATTTTTTTTATTAATTCTTTCATATTATGAATAAGTTTATATGATTAATCAATTTTTGTTATATCTACCTCATGATCCCAAGTGTCATGAATATCTGTTTTTACATCGTCTTCATCGATTTGAAATTCATGTATCATATATTCTAATATGATTGGTAGATAAGTGTCATGTATAAACTCCTCTTCAAAATGAACTGTGGCATAATAACTTTTATTTCCCCTATATTTATTTTTTATTGGTATTATTACATCATTTTCACTAAAACTACTTAAATTACCATTTAAATTTTTTAATGTTTCATAAAAAGAGGCATATATAAAATCTACTTCATCCGCATCACTAATACCTAAATCATTTTGAATAAAATAGAATACTTCTTCATATACCATTTTATTTGTGTAAAAGTCATGTACGGAATATGTTTGGTTAAATTCAGAAAACAATAGTTTAATGAATCTATATAGAATTTTTTTGTTCATAGTTTGTTTTCCAATAAAAAAATCATTATAATTATTATTTATAAATATAATCAAATATGCAAATTTTAAAAGAGTTATCAGTTTTTAATAATATAAAATACTATGATGAACCACACACCTATTATATTAATGGGGTTAAAGCGATATCGTGTACAGGACTAATCCATAAATTTGAAGAGGATTTTGAGGATGGTATTTTAAAACCCGATAGATGGGCGGAAAAACAAGGACATATATTCAATGCCAAAAGTATGGCGGATAGGTACGCTAATAAACAAAATTATTATCCTATGGAATCTGATCCTTATGGTAGACCAGATTACTCTAACCCTAAACCTAAATCGGAATGGATTACAGAAGAGCAAATTAAATCTGAGTGGAGATATAAAAATATACATGCAACGTATGAAGGTTCTACATTACACGATTATATAGAAAATTATATAAGTAATAAAATAAAACCTGAACCTAAGATAAGTCCTGAAGGTTTAATGTTTGAGGAAATAGAATCTACATACAATATAATGAAAGGGTATTTTCATAATTTTTATAATGATACTATCGCACAAGGTAAATTAATTCCTGTTAAATCAGAATTAGTGGTTGGAGATGAGGAATTGATGTTATGTGGGATGGTGGATCAAATTTTTTGGAATGTTAAATACCAGTGTTTACAAATATGGGATTGGAAAACAAATACCTTATTGAAGATGTATAATGAATATGGTAATAAAATGAAACATTGTTTAAAAGATTTGGATGTTTGTGAATTTAATACATATTCATTACAATTAAATGTCTATAAAAAAATAATAGAGAGAAATACTAATTTAAGATTTGGTGATTGTTATTTAGTTTGGTATAATGAAGAAAATTCTAATTATGAAATTATTAAATGTGAAGAATATTCACATTATGTAGATGATATGTTTCATATGTTACAAACAGAAAGAGAATTATTATTTAAATAATACTTTGAATCGGTTAAATAAATTAATATATTTGTATTATGGTAAAAAAATTATTTCACATTGCGGATTTACACTTCAGAACATACAAAAGATTAGATGAGTCTGAAGAAGTCTGTAAACTATTTATAGAAGAAGTTTCTGAATATTTTAAGGAACATAATCTTTCTTATAATGAGGCTAGAATTGTTATAGTTGGGGATATAGTCCACCAAAAAATAACTATTTCAAATGAACTATTTGCACTCATAACTTGGTTTTTTAATGAATGTAGTAAATTATGTCCTGTAGTTATTATTGCTGGAAATCATGATTTGTTAGAGAATAATAAAGATAGGTTAGATAGTATTACTCCAATAGTTAATGCAATTAATAATGATAATGTTAGATACTATAAAGATAGCATATGTTATGAGGATGATAATATAGTTTGGTGCGTTTATTCTATATTTGAAGAGAATCATAGACCTAATATAGAAGAATTTAAAAAATTAATTGGTAACGATAAAAAATATATTGGACTTTATCATGCACCTGTTACAGGTGCCATTACTTCTATTGGTTTTGAATTTGAAGAAAGTGTAGAATTATCTCAGTTTGATGGATGTGACGCAGTTCTAATGGGTGATATTCACCATAGACAAAATTTTACTTACAAAGGAATTAACATTGCCTATTGTGGGAGTTTAATCCAACAAGATTTTGGAGAAAGAGTTGACAATCATGGTTACTTAATTTGGGACGTTAATGATTTAACTTATACAGAACATAATATAAAAAATAATTACGGTTATTATGTTTTTAGAATAAATTCTTTGGATGATATTGAAGAAGAAAGAGAATATATAACAAATTACTAATGGAAATACCTAAAAAAATAAAAGACGATATTTGGGAATATTGTAAAATAAACGATATATCAAACATAGATGAGTTTATCATAAAAATGGTTAAACTAGGGTTTACTTCAGAAAAATATGGATCAACACCTTTAGGTACTACACAAACTGTGGAGGTAGAAAAAATTGTAGAAGTACCTGTTGATGTAATAAAGGAGGTTATTGTTGAAAAAGAGGTAATTAAAGAAGTCCCAGTAGAAAAAATTATCACAAAAATAGAATATGTTAGTGATAAACAAAGTGAAAATGAACTGTTCGGAAAAATCGAACAGTTGGAACAAGATATTTTCCAATTAAATGAACAAATGGGTTTAGAAAGTAAAAATTTTTCCACTAAAACCAAAGAAATGGAAAAAAATTTCCAAAAAGAGATAGATAAAAAAAATAAAGAAATTAAAAATTTATCCTCATCATTAGAAAAGATAAAAGATGATAGTTTAAAAAAAGATATGGAAATTGACGAATTAAAAAAATCGATTGAGGAGGGGAATAAAAAGATAAATAATAAACCAGATATCTATGGTGAAGATAGTAAAGGTGGTTGGTTCGGTTCAAATTTATTAAAAAAGTAATATGAGTGTTATAAAAAAAGAAAACAAAATTAAATTACCTGAAAAGGCTCAAATAAGAATTGATTGGAAGGGTTATCCTGAAGAAAGGACTTTAGAGAGTGTAAATAGAGTTAAAACCTATTTTTCTGAAAAATATGGTGTACCTAAAGGATCAATCAAAATTAACTTTATTCCTATATTAAAAAATAGTGTTGGTAAAGTAATTGATATTACTGATGGTTTAATTGATAATATAATGGATACCGCATACCAAAGAAATTTATTTGTGGAGTGGTTAAAATTAAATGAAGTAAGTATCGAATATGATAGATTGTGTAGATTAGACGATAAGGTTAATGAGGTTTTGATAAACAATGAAGAAGAAGATGTTAGGTATAGAAGATGGAGTATTAAAAATATATGGTTAGATAATTTTTTATCTTTTGGTAATAATAATAATATAACATACAAAAATCTTAACGGGTTAACAGTAGTAAACTCAATACCTGCAAATCAAGGGGGTAAAACTATTTTTACTATTGATTCACTTTTATTTTTATTTTTTGGAAAAACTACTAAAACAGAAGTCGCTTCAGAAATTTTTAATACTTTTTCTAATAAAGATACTGTTACTGTTGGTGGGCAAATAGAAATTGATGGTGATGAGTATATAATAGAAAGAGGTTTAAGTAGAAAACTATCTAAAACTGGTGAATATAAAGTGTCTTCATCATTAGATTTTTATAAAATTTTATCTGATGGTTCAAAAGAAAACTTAGAGGGTGAACAAAGAAGGGAAACCGATAAGTTAATTGCAGAAACTATTGGTAGTTATGATGATTTTATGTTGACTATAGTTGCCACTGCAAAAAATTTAGAGGACTTAATTGAAACCAAACCGACACAAAGGGGTAGGTTATTAACTAAATTTATCGGTTTAGAAGTTATAGAGAAAAAAGAAGATATTAATAAGACACTAATGTCAGATTTCAAAAGTAAGATGAAATCAAATCACTATAACACAAAACAATTAGAAATTGATAATGAAGAATATGGTAGAATTATTAGTGAAAATAGAATAGACATTAAAGAATATGAAAAAACTTTAGAGTCTACTATTGAAAAAATAAAAGATTCTACAGTTAAAAAAGAAGAAGTGTTGGGTAAGAGATACATTATTGATGAAGAAATTATTAAAGTCAATCCCATCACACTTAATAAAGAAATAGAAGATTTAAAAAACACAGGTGTATCATTAAATCAAAAATTAGTTGGTATTGAAAATGATATAAAAAAAATACCTAAATTTTCTTATGATGAACAGGTTCACGATGAACTTAGAGAAGAAGAGAAAAAAATAATGTTAGATAAAAATAATATAGAAAATGTTATTAAGAATTTAGAAAAAACTATATTAGATTTAAAAAATGGTGAGATTTGCCCTACCTGTAAAAGATCTTTAGAAGAAGTTGATCACACATCTGAGATACTTGAAAATGAAAAAAATGTTGAAGATAAGAAAAAAGAATTAGAAAATGTTTCAGAAACATTAGACTCTATACTGAAAAAATTAACAGATATTTCAGAAGAGAAAAAAAATTCAGACTTATTTGATAGATTGAGTATGTCTAAAGATAAGACAGATATTGAAATTGAAAAAATGAGAGTAGAATATAAAGAAAAAAATAATTTATTAAAAAATTATGAAAAAAATTCTACTTTTATTGAAGAAAATAGAAAATTAGAAAGTACTATTTTAGGGTATAACCAATTAATTGAAACTTTAGAAGTTGAGAAAGATAGTATTAAAAATAAGATACAAACATTATCTACCGATATTACATTAAAAGAAAATTCAATTACCGAAAATAAAAAAATTATAGAGATAATTAAAAAGGAAGAAGATGTTCTTAAAATTTTTGAAGTCTATGGTAAAATGATTGGTAAGAATGGTATATCTAAATTAGTTTTATCTTCTGTAATACCTATCATAAATTACGAACTAACTAGATTATTAGATGAAGTGTGTGATTTCGAAGTCCAGTTAGAAATAAATGATAAAAATGAAGTAGATTTTCTTATAATAAAGAATGATGTTATTAAAAAACTTAGGACTGGATCTGGTTTAGAGACAACATTAGCGTCATTAGCCTTACGTTCAGTATTAGGTAGAGTCTCAACGTTACCAAAACCAAATGTGATAGTATTTGATGAGGTGTTAGGTAAGGTAGCAAACATTAATTTGGATCAGGTAAAAATATTTTTTGATAAGATTAAAAAAATGTATGATACTATTTTATTGATAAGTCATAACCCATTAGTTCAAGATTGGGCTGACAAAATTATCACTGTAGAGAAAATAGATGACATTTCTACTTTGCAAATTAAATAATAATTAGTATTTTTGACAGTAAATAATTTAATGTATGATTTTTGTTAATATTTATAGGTATGGAAAATAATTTTTTAAAGTCTTACTGTTTAGTTGTGTTAGATGGTAAAGAAAGTTTGATGGACGTTTTAAGTCATATATCAGAAACTAATGTAAATTTTGTTAGTGGCAAATTTGTCGGTGGTGAGAAATTAGTTATTGCGACATTAAAAAGTTCGTTTAACATCTTAGAAATTGAAGAATTACTTAATATGGTTATTAAATCTTATGTGATATTTGAAATGACACCAGGATTTTATGGTGCAAAATTAGAGAATGAATCATATCAAGAGGCTTTATTTGGTAAAGAAATGAATAAATTACCTTTTATTAAGATACAGGAGGCGTTAAAGAAAATTAATGATGAAATGATTGACACCTTTACTGATTTTACTAAAAAAGAATACCCATCTAAAAGTTTAGAGGAAGAATTAAAACATGCGTTAGACAATGAAGATTATGAAACTGCCGCAAAATTACGTGATAAATTAAAAAATAAATAAAGTTTACATATGACAAATAAGTATATTGACTTATCAGAAGACTCATTAAATTTGTATTTAAAAGACGTTAGAAAAAACGAAATAATTACGATTGATGAAGAAGTAGAATTAGCGAAAAGAATAAAAGATGGTGATGAAGTAGCGTTAAACAAATTAGTTACTGCCAATCTTAGATTTGTTATTAAAATTGCCAAAGAGTATCAAAATCAAGGGTTACCTGTGGCAGATTTAATATCTGAAGGTAATTACGGTTTAATAACTGCAGCGAAAAAATTTGATCACACTAAAGGGTTTAGATTTATATCTTATGCAATATGGTGGATTAAACAATCTATTCTACAATCATTAAATGATAATTCTAGGACAGTTAGATTACCTGGTAATATAATTAACAAATTATCTAAGATAAAAAAACAAATTGAGTTTTTTGAAAAACAAAATCATAGAGGTCCACAGAATGATGAGGTAGAACAGATTAGTACACCCACTTGTATATCTTATAATGTGACAATAAATGAGGATGGTGATGAAATGATTAATTTAATTGAAGATAAATTCTTTAATAGTCCTGATACATTTCACGATGAAGAAGAATACCTTAAAGCAAGAGAAATGTCTAAGGCAATAAGAGGGTTATCATCTAGAGAAATTGAAATTGTTAATTGTTATTATGGTATTAATGGAGAACCTATGACATTAGAAATGATTGGGGATGAAGTAGGTTTAACAAAAGAAAGGGTTAGACAAATTAAAGAAGGGGCAATAAGGAAAATAAGGAATAATATAGGTGGGGTATTTAATATCTAACAGTAAATGAGGGGGTTCTATACCCCCTTTTCTATTTACTTTAAAATTTAAAATTATTATATTTATAAATAAAAATTAGTTATGAAAAAAATTATTGAGTTTGTTAAAAATTATAAGATTTATATCTTATCTACGTTATTGTTCATTTTCTTACTTCGATCTTGTGTAAAATCTGGTGAGGTTAGAAAATTAGAAAAAGAAAACATCAAAACAGAAAAAGTTATAGATAGTTTAAATTTATTGGTTAACGGTCAAAGTGATACAATTAAAAATATAACTGAGGTTATTAGAGTTGAAAAATTAAAGGTTCATAGAGATTATGATAATTTTATTTCTAAAAAAGATAGAGGTGAACAATTAATGGAACTTCATATGGTTGTTAAAGAAAACATTAAGAAACTTGAAAAATAAATTAATATGATTGGTATTTGGAATTGGATAAAAAATAATCCTAATAGGGCTATGTTTTTAGTACCTATTTTATTAGTTGCTGGTATATCTATTTCTCACGTAGTTACTTGGTATGATATTGCAAACCCATTAAATTGGGCGATTTATTTATCTATTGCAATTGAAGTTGGTGCGATGACTGCGTTAGTTGCTGCAACTAATAAGATTAAAGGGGGTGTTTGGTTTATGTTTGGGTTAGTTACATTAATTCAAATGATAGGAAATATATTTTTCTCATTTAAAGAGATAGACAGTAATGGTGATTTATTTAAATCATGGGTTGAATTAACTGGTCCATTATGGGAAATGGTTGGTTCTGACCCTACTGACTCTATTTCTATGAAAAGATGGTTATCATTCTTAGAAGGTGGTTTATTACCTATCATTTCATTAACATCATTACATTTCTTTGTTAAATATGACACTGTAAATGACACTGTAAATGATGATACGAAATCGATTATTGAAACTACTGAAACAATTAATGACAATATCAGAGTTATATTGGAAGACATTGGTGATGAGGGAATGGGTGAGGGTGTGTCTGAAACTGTAAATGATGAAGTTGTTGATAAACTAACAAAATTACAAGGTGATAATATAAGGGTAAAGGGAGAAGAGACTGAAGATGTACCTCATACTGACTCAATTGAAAACGGAACATACGAAACAACTAAATTGGTTAATGAATATAATGAAGAATCCAAAAAAGTTTGGGATAAAGTTCGTGAATTAAGAGAAGAAGGTAAATTACCAACTCAGGAAGAAATTGAGGATGAACCAACGGCATTAGCGTTCACACCATATGAAAATGAGGAAGATGATTTTTCTGATTTAGACAATACATTATTAGATGGGATAGAAGAAGAAAATATTATCTCATTGAGTGAAGAAGATACTAATGTTTTTGTGGAAGAAGTTACTAAAGAACCTGAATCACCGAATGAAGTTTTAGAAAATGCCTTAAAAAAGTATAAAGAATCTAAAGGTATTTTCGAATCACCAATTAAAAATAAAAAAACTAATATTAAAAGGATTGATTAATGGACATCAACTTAGAAAAGTATAAGTTAGATGATAAAAATTATTATTTAACTGAATTTAATAAAAGACAGATTGTTATAGGTAATAGTTTTTCAGAAAAAGATTATCACATAAAAGGATGGCAAAATAGAATGGGTGGAGATTATAAAAAAACCTCCACCTTTACTATTTTTAAAAATGGGGAAATACACCAACACTTTGAACCGTCTATGTATTCTGATTTTTTAGATAATAAGTCTATCGATAAAAAGATAATTTCAATATCAATAGAAAATCAAGGTTGGTTACAAAAAGATTTAACCAGTAATGAGTATTTTAATTGGGTTGGTAATATTTATAAAAAGAATAAAGTTGTATTTGAAAAAAGATGGCGTGGTTATACCTATTGGGATAATTACACTAAAAAACAAATTACTGCTTGTTCAGAATTAGTAAGATATCTTTGTGATAAGTATGATATACCAAAGAATTGTGTCGGACATAATACATATATTGATGGTATAGAATATTTTGAAGGTGTGACATACAGAAGTAATTATTATAAAGATAGTACAGATTTAAATCCTAGTTGGGATTTTAAAAAATTTAAAGAATTAATTGAAAAATAAAAAATAGAGATATGAGTGAACATGATGTAACTAAAAAAATGTTAGATATCATAAGAGAATCTAAAGAAAATAGAAAAAATGTAATCAATGAAAGTTTAAAAAGAAAAAGATTTTTATTTGAGGCAGACAATAAAGAAGATAGAGATTTAGATACTAGCGAACTTACTGAAGAAGAAAAAAAATTTAGAGACACTGTTTCACCTAGAGTTAAATTTAATAGATTTAAATTATATCCTAAAGCTCAGAATGTGGAATTTAGTGGTAAATTTACTGATAGTAACATTGAGTGGTTTTATTCTTTAGACGATACTAGAGGTGTTTATATTACTGCAGATTTATTACAGTTAAATGATCAAACATTACAACAAATACAAAAATTAGTTGCGTATTACGAATCTTGGTCAAATGAATGGGCAACTAAAATTGCAGAAGAATATAAAAACGACAATAAAGACGAAGAAAACGCTGAGAAGGGTCCTGAAAATTTAGAAAATACTGAAGAGACTGAAGACGAAGAAGGTGGTGCGCTATAATGAAAAATTTTAAAGATATATTATTAATATCATTATCTATTGTTATAATAGTTTTATTGTTATTTGGTTGGGTAAAATATAATCAGATGCAAAAAGATTTGCGTGATGAGATAGATGGGGCAAATAAAGCCATATTAAGTATGGATAAAACCACAAAAGAATCACAAGGACAATATGCAAAACTAATTAATTATTTTAATACTGAAAAAGATTTAAACCAACAGTTAAAAGAACAAAATGAGGGTTTATATAAGTTAATTAAAAAACAAGACGAAAGACTTCTAATGATAAATAATACAATAGTTACATTAGAAGATAAAATGATGGAAGGTTTTGGTAGTGTTAATAAAAATGATACAAATAAAATAGATTTAAAATTAACTTACCCTTCTAAAGAAAATAGTTTTATCACTTGGAATGGTTACGTCAATAAAAAAACTGCCTTTTATAAGGGTGAATTTTCTTTTGGAAAATTACCATTACAAATTGTTTTAACTGAAACCCAAAGAGGAATATGGAAATCTAGATTAATCGGTCCTGAATGGTTAATTGTAGATTCTATGGATATAAATAGTCTACCGTTACCTACACCAGAAAAAGTAAGTAATTGGGGATTATTTTTTGGTGGAGGATACCAAAAAAGTTTTAGTGTTAATATATCTAACGCATTTTCTTTATCGTTGGCTGCACAATATAGAAGACATATGTTAGTCTTTGATGCAACAACAAATATGCAATTAGGTTTAAGATATCTATATAAAATAGAAAATTTTAAAAATAAATAATCATAACTTTTAATTTTTTATAATATTTATATAAAAACATTTTATATGGATAAAAATCGCTTGAGATATATTATTGAAGAATCGTTAACACAGACAGACGAAAATCAAATAGGGGTTTTGATAAGAAAAGAAATTAAAAAAGCTTTTGGGGATGATCTTGAAAAAAAAGTGATACAAATAATAAAAAAAGAACTAAAAGGTAAAGATCTAAGAAAAGATATTACTGATATTAACAAAGATGTTTTAGTTCAACTATACAAAGAATTGTGGACTAAAAGACAATTCTGGATAAGCTCAATAAAATAAAAGGTATGGATAAAATGATGAGTGATTATGAAAGGACTAAGAATGTTATTCTTTCGTGTAACAATTTAGACCAATTAAAAGTTGCAGTTAAAATGTATAACCAATTAAATAAAAAACATTCATTATCGGATGATAAATTAGATAAATTAGAAAATCTAATTGGGTTAATGAGGATTAAATTTGGGGAACAAAATGTCGATGAAGGTATTTCTAATATTGGTAAGGAATTTAATAAGGCGGCAATGTCTACAGGTGTGCCAGAGTTAAAAAAAATTAGATTTAGTGAGTCAACTAAAAAACTTACCGAAAAAGATATTGCAGATTTACATAATAAAGATATAAAAGATATTAAGAGAGAAATATCTATAGGTACTACTATTGAGATGGAACATACTGATGATAAAGAAGAGGCTAAAAAAATAGCGATGGAACATATAAAAGAAGTTCCTGACTATTACACCGATTCTGAATATGGTATAATAGCGATAGAAGATAAACAAAAACAAAAAAGAAAAACTGTTAGAGTATCTAAAAAAGAAATGGATAGATTACATGATAAAGGTAAAATTACTGTAGATGGTGTTGAAATACGTTTTAATGAAAAAATAAATGAGGATTTGGATTTAAATGATATATCAAAAACATTAAGAGATCAATTAAGAAAAAAATCTGAAAAAAGATTTAGTAAAGATCAAATCTTTGATGTAATTAGACAAAGAAGAGAAGAAGAAGAACTAAGGAGAAAAAAGGAAATTGAAGACTTTAATAAATTTAAAGATGAAGAGTTTGAAGAAGTTGATGATGAAGATGAAAATGTAGATGAAGCAACAGGGGCATCCTCATCAGGATCTTTTGTTGGTAAAGCTGGTGGACCAATTAATAGGTTATTTAGTAAACAATCTGAAATGATTTCCGAAGATGAAGTAGTAAATTATTGTGATGAGTGTGATAGACTTAAAGAACATTGTATTTGTGATGATAGTTCAGTTGATGAAGCGACAGGGGCATCTTCAAATGCGACATATGCGACATCACCTTGGGGAAAAAGTAAATTTATGTTGACAGATAAAGGTCCTGGTAAAGTGCCAGTTAAAACAACACAACCAGATATGTCAAATTTAGGGTATCAAAAAGTTAGGGTAAAGGAAAAATGTAAAACCTTTCCTTACTGTAACGAAGATCCTAATGCGATAGGATTTTACAATGAAAGTAGAGTAATTAAAAAAATAAAAAAAGGTAATTTAAAATTAAAGTAAAATGGGAAGAATTGGTAAAATAAAAAGAGATTTAATAATGGAAGCTAATAAAAAATTATTAAATGAGTCAGAAGTGGGCATAGATTTATCTACATGTCATTGGTTTTTTATGAATGTAACTTTTTTAGACGGTAAATTAGGTGAATTACATTTAACTCAAAAAGATAAAGGATTTTGGTATCTAAAAAAATACACTAATCAAAAAAATGTTAATGATTTTACTCAAGATACCATAGAAGTACCTCAAGAAAGTGAAATTGAGGTATATTGGGATAAAGATAAAGGAAGAATAGAATTAGTAGGTAAAAGTTTAGATGGTTTAGACGCATACAATAAAATACTTCGAGGGAATAATGACAAATATTCGGGTAAATTAATTTATGCTACTGAACAACCATCTGATAAATATGGTTTTAATAAAGATTATCAGTATTTACGTTTTGCTAATGTTAAATTAGTTGAGTCTAGTAAATTGCTAGCTTGGAAAAAAGATGAAGTTAAAATGGAAAACGGCGCAATACTTAATGATAGTAGTTATTTTGTTAAAAACAATTTATTCGGTAAACCAACATATTATTATATTACGATAAATCAAGAGGATCAATATAATGATTTGTTAAAACCGTGTGAAAATTATAAATAAAAGTTAATAATATTCAACTAGAACTAACGTTGTAACACCATCTTTATAGAAGTACTCTAAGTCAAATAGACTATGAGGTAGTTTGTTTTTACTAATATTTTTTTGCATACATTCTATTTGCTTGTCTCTATCATTTACAAAGTAAACTTTTCGTGAATAGTAATCCCATCCGTTCTTATGACAAACATAAATTAAGTCAGTAGGGTACATCCATTGGATACTATCCGTATTTACGCCTATAGAACTGAATAATTCATTTACCAGAGAGTCACAAGTGTCATCCAAATGATCGATATACCATTCATAAACTCCTTCATTGGATTTTGCCCTAAGAGGAACGTCAAAGTCATATTGTCTTTGAGAAAATACACTTAAAGTTGTAAGTGTTAATAGTGAAGTTAAAATTAAAGTTTTCATAGTGTTTGATTTTATATAAACAAATATAATACAAATATTTTTATCTGCCAAAATTTTATATGGAAAAGTGATATTTATTAATAAAAAACTAAAATTAAGATATTATGGGTAGAATTGAAAAACAAAAAAGAGAAATGATAATGGAGGCGAATATGAGATTATTAAATGAGAGTGACATATCAATAGCCGAACCTGAAATGAATAATGCAACAGTTTCTAAAACTAGTGTAGGAGGATTATCTTTAGAATGTGTTAAAATAAATGAAACAGATCCTAGAAATTCAGAATTTTCATACGCAGGACCATATCCTTGGGATTTAGTAGAATATAGTAAAGATTCTAGACCAGTTAAAATTTTTCTTTATAGAGATAAACCTAGAGATGTAGTGTATGGTGGATCGAATGAGGCAGAAATGACTCTTCACTTTGAAGAGATTACTGATAGGGTACTTAGAAATTTTTTAGGTATGAATAAAAAATATATTATGGCAACAAATAATGCGCCTGGAGTCACTGGACCACAATATTGTAGAGTAGACGGTAATATGGATAAAGATTGGGATGAAAACTTCTTTAGTTATCAGAATAATGGTAATGTTATAGAACCATATCCTGATTTTTCACAATTTAAATAAAATGGATATAAAATAAAAAAGGGGTTTTAAACCCCTTTTTTTAATTTGTCTTTTTATAATCGATAGTATCTACTAAATTCTTTACTTCTTTTTCAGAGAAAGAACCACTGGATCTCCATTTTTGTTGTTCTTCTTCAGGTAGACTCATTAAAAAATATGCAAATGCCCTTTGTCTTGGGTTGTAGCCTGGTTCTTGTGTACTATCAGCGACAACAACATTGTTACTGATTTCGTAATTCTTATTAGTATTAGATAAAACTTTTTTAGAATTTCCACAACTAACGAGTAGAATAGTTATATAAACGACTCCGATAATTAAAATTAAATTTTTCATAGTGTTTGATTTTATATATACGAATATAATATAAATATTTTTGTCTACCAAAATTTTTTAAAAAAAAGTGATATTTATTAATAAAAAAGAAAATGGAAAGAAGATTCTTAACTAAAAAAACCAAAATTACTATAACAGAAAATAAAAGTGTTCCTGGTTTAAACACTGCGATGGATAATAGATCTAAAAGTGGTGAATTTAATTCTGACTCATTAAAAGATTTTAATAAAAAAATATCTGATTATTATCAATTCGATAATAAAGATGATTTTAAAACACCTAAATATAATAGATCTGAATACGAAGAGGCTTACGAAATAGAAGATTTAGGTGCTGGTAAAATGTCTGGTTTAAAATATGATAATGAAGAAACAGAAGTATTTAAATCCTTTACTGAAAGAATGAATAAATTAAATGATAATTCAGAATACGATAAAGAATTTGGTACGTATGATGGTTTTGGTGAAGGGGAAAAAGAAGATGATACGTATGATACATTAAAAGATAATAGTGAAAAATATATTAAACATAAGTACGAAAAACCAGAGGAGTATCACTATACACCAAAAGTTAGAGTAACAAACGAATCTAAAACAAATAAAATGAAAAGATTAAATTTTAAAAATGAGTTTACATCTGAATATGATATGAAAAAACTTATTCCTGAACATTATAAATATGATGGTCACGTATTTTTAATGGATGACGGTAACCAAACTTATAAAGTTAGATGGGACGATTCAATTAATGAAGGTACGGTTATGTCTTATAAAAATAAGACTATGATTAATGAAGATATGAATAAGATGAAAAAATTATTCAGTTATTCTTATGAAGATTCTATGGGTAAAACAAATAACTATAGTGAAGAAACTAATAAGTTTAAAACTTTATTTGAATCAACAAAAAAGGGTAAAAATATCATTTAAATATAAAAAATTAAATATAGAAAAGGTGTCTAATGTGGACACCTTTTTTGTTTTATATAATATTTATTATTATGAAGTTTAAAAATTTAATAACGGAATCTATTATAGATACATTAAAATTATCTAAAGAAGAAAAGGCAATTCTAAAAACTTTTAATATTGTTGACGGTGATAAAAACACTTACTCATCAGGAACTTTTGATTTGACTGACGGAGAAAAAATAATTAAAGTTTCTGATATGACAGGTGTAAATGATTTAGATAAATTATATACTTTATATAAATTTTTTAAAAAATATAAAGATATTTTGTTTAAAGATGAGGTGGGAGGAATCCAGTATGGTAGTATAGATACAAAAGATTATGAGATATTATCTCCACTATTTTTAAAATATTTTTATGATAATTTTAATGGTAATACACTATTAAATGTTGATGGTGGTGAGTGGAAAGTGACTACTATGTATGATATGGAGGAACAAATGGCAGAAGAAGATTATTCGATATTTGTTTATCTATCCTCTGAAACTTTACCACAAGTATCATTATTTAGTGGTATTTATAAAGGAGATAAAGAAGGTATAGGTTGGGACTTAATAGCTCAAGATGAAGATCTATCAGTTTTTAACGCAGAAAAGATAAAAAAGAAAGGTAAGTATGAAGAAATATTAGGTGGTGGGATTATTGACATACCCACACCAAAAAACCTTTCAAAAACAGAGATGGATAAGTACTTCCGTTTATTATTTTTAAATTTAGAAGATGGTATTTTAGATCAAATGTGGATAATTGAGGATTTTATGGAATATAAGACAAATAATTAAAATTAATAATAAATTTATGTACACAAGAGAACAAATAAAATCAGCCGTTGAAAAGAAAGGCTACAAATGGTTTAATGACGATGCAAATAAATCCTATGATGTAAATATCGTAGGTATTAGAAATAGTTCCCCATCAGTTTACAAAAAAGTGACTAACGTATTTGACGATTATATTACTATATCTTTTAAAGATGAAAAAGGTGTGTGGCAATTTTATTGTTGGCAAGCAACTTGTGATCCAGGAAAAAAAGGTGTACAACAATTCCATAATAAAAAAGGTGTTGCTAGATTAGTTACTGGACAATATAGAACTGTGTGGGCGGTAGATAAACATCAGGGTAAATATGATGCACTATGTCAAAGATTGGGTAATGTTACAGTTTGGAGAGATGGTAACAAAGATCTTGTTTTTGATGAGGTGGTAAAAGATACTGGTATGTTTGGTATTAATATACACAAAGCGGGACAAGATTCTACTTGGGTAGAAAATTGGTCGGAAGGGTGTCAAGTGTTTAAAAGAGTAAAAGATTTTGATGAGTTTATGAAAATATGTAAGAAGGCGGTTAAAATTTATGGTAATAAATTTTCTTACACTTTATTAGAATCTACTGATATAAAATAAAAATAAAAAGTTATGTTATTAAAATTAGGTAGTAAAAGTGAGGATGTTAAAATCCTACAAAGATTTTTAAAATTAAAAGATGATGGTTCTTTTGGGTCAAAAACTGAATCTGCAGTTAAAAAGTGGCAAAAAGAAAATAAGTTAAAAGATGATGGTATTGTTGGACCTAAAACTTGGGTCGCAATGGGATTAGATCAATTAGTAACTACAGATAATAGCGAAAGATTAAATGAATCTACAAATGGTTTAGTGGTTGAGCAATATTTTTTACCTAAAGGAGAATATTTGGTTGGCCCAACTAACAAAGAATATGTTTTTTTACACCATACTGCTGGTGGACATAATCCTTATCAAGTTGTTGATATGTGGGGAAGAGATACTAGAGGTAAAATTGCTACTGAATTTATTTTAGGTGGACAAAGTGCTGCGGGTAATAATACTAAATTTGATGGTAAGTTAATCCAATGTATGCCGACTGGTTCATATGGATGGCATTTAGGTGATAATGGATCACAACATATGCATTCACATTCAGTAGGTATTGAAGTTTGTAATTTTGGTTATGTAGTAAATGGGAAGACATATGCTAACACAATTGTTGATAAATCACAAATAGTCACATTATCTCAACCATTTAGAGGACATAAAGATTGGCAACGATATTCAGATAAACAAATTGAAGTTTTAAAACAATGGATTCTTTTTGTTGCGGATAGAGATAATATTGACGTAAGAAAAGGTTTGGTTGAGGAAATTAGAAAAAATGGTGCTAAAGGTTTTGAATTTAACGATAACGCTTATTATGGTAGAGTAAAAGGTATGTGGACGCATACAAATACTAGAAAAGATAAAGTGGATATGTTTCCACAACAGGAATTAATTGATATGTTATTATCTTTATAATTTCTTAAATTACATTATTATTGTTTTATGGATAGTTTTGAATTTATTAGTTATATGATTGATCCTCTAACAAACGAGCAAATGAATCTTTTGTATAAAGCAAATGACGTAAAATATGATAAATGTAATTTGTATTACGATGTAATTAAAACATTGAACAAATTAATTGTTGACACATACTTAGGTGATGAATACATTACCAATGAGGAACAAAAAATAGAACACTATAATTGGTGTTTTAATACGGTTATAGAAAATTTTAAGAAGGAAAAGATAATCTTTGGGAATATTAATGATTTAAAAGAATATTTTTTCTTTTTTTATGATGAGTTGTTTTATAAAGATAAACATAAGAATATAGAAAAAATTGATAATCTACCAGAACTTTCTTTTAAATTTTATAGGTTGAAGTCTAGATCAGATATGGATATTATGATAGAACTTTACAAATTATTTGAAAAAAGTTTAAACGAAAAAATAAAAAATAAGGTTTAGTATTGATTTTTTTACTTTTTTTCATTATATTGGTTCATATGAATACAAAAATAAAGTTTTTGGAGATAGTTTTATCTGACTTAGTTTCACAAAGAGACACTTTTGAACTAGAACTTAACAGAATTATTAATAATGATGAAAAAATATCTGTTAAGAAAGTTGATTTCGAAAGTGTGTTAACACAAATCACTATTACAAATAGTAAAATACAAACGTTAAGTGATTATTTAACTACTTTGAGTAATTTAGAAAGTAAAACTGAAAATAATAACAATGATTAAAATAAATTAAAAATGGAATTGTACGAACAATTAGTTAAATTAGTAGGTGAACTTAATGAAAATGTCACTAAATTTTATGACAAAGGTAATAAAGCTGCAGGTACTAGAGTAAGAAAAACTTGTCAAGACATTAAAAATCTTTGTCAAGACATTAGAGTTGATGTTTCTAATAAAAAAACAGAAGTTAACGCTTAATTTGATATGGATATACTTAATAGCATATATATGTTTCTTTTCGTATTCTCAACATTGAATATACTAAGAAATTTATTTTTCTTAATAAAAAATGTTAGAGATGAAGAAAGATTTACTATGGGTAAATTACCATTATTTGTTTTAGGTATATCCATTTCATACTTTATCACTTCAATAATAACAGTATTAATAAATTGATAAATGTTTCACGAAAAATTAAATGAAATGAGACCTTATGTGACGGGTATTAGATTTGTAAAAGATCTACCTGTTGTAGATGTTGTCTTATTAGATGGTTGGGATATGTTTGAATCTGATACTGTTTCATATAAGCTTGGTAGTAGTAACAAAAATTATTTTATGGTATTCCCACAACAAAATGGGGGTACTATTGATAGTGTTATGGAACACGTACAATTCGTGATCGAATTTAACATTGAAAAAGAAAATAAGTTGTCATTACTAAAGGCTAAGATAGAAGAACTTAAAAATTTGTTTAGTGAGAAATCTCTATCTGAATTAGAAAAATTAAAGTTTGTTATAGAAACAGTCAATGAACCAACATTAAAAGATATTTCCAAAGTACCAAAAATACACAACGGGGTGGAGTTACCACCTACGAATGGTAGTATGGTTATGGTAGAAGAAGAAAAAGAGGGTTAAACCCTCTTTTTTTATACTTCTAATTTTTCTTGAATTGTATGGATTAACCAAGTGGTACCTGATATTAAACAGGCATCTAAGAAAATCGATACTGGTGCAAATTCTAAACCATAATGGTAGAATGGTGAAAATTGAGTGAATCCACTAATTTGTGATCCTAAAGATAGGAAAAACCCTACCCACCAAGGTGTACACATCATACAACCCAAAAGTTTACCAAAAAAGTTTGGGCTATAGACTTCGGCAGTCTCTCTCAAACCATCAAAAATTGCCCCGTAAACGATAATGTTAGAAATTCCATAACTAACTAAAATAACTAATAATAATTCCATAATGATTACTTTTTTATTAAAAAAATTGATATTTATTATTAAAGTATACTAAATATGAAGGTAATTGTAAATAGAAGACAATACAATAAAGTTATTAATGAAACAAGAGGGTATTCTAAAAATGTTGAAGAATGGGCTGATTATGTTGCAGATGAGTTATTACCGTTAATTATTAAACAAGATGTGGAAGAAGATGTATATACTCTAAAAAAATTGTCTTTAAAACTTAAAAATAAAAAATTTTATGAGGATATCCCTATTGATAGTATTATTATGACAGTTATAATAAATGATGTTGAAGGCGATTCTGCGGATATTAGTATAGGGTATAATCCATTTTACACACAAATTGTAGATAACGATGATAATAGTTATAACATTTTAGATGTTGAGTTTGATGTTGTGATGAATTTACCTTCAAATAGAGAGGATATTGATTATAATACTTTACAATATTATTTTTCTTCATTCTTATCGCATGAATTTATGCATGTATATGAATGGGTTAGTAGAAATTTAGAAACCCCTAGTTCAATAAAAGGGTGTGAGGACTTTTATAAAAATGGAGATATTAGTGGGGATGCGATAGAAAGAATTGCATATATGTTATATGTAACACAGTCTTTTGAGATAAACGCTTTTGTTCAACAAGCGGCGACTATGTTATCTAAAATAAATCCAAAAAATAACGATGATTTTATGGTTCATTTAAAGAGTTTACCTATGTATTTATTTGCGGAAACTATGATAAATTTTAATTCGGAAGAATATTTAAATGAAATAAATGAATTATCTAACGATAAAAAAAGTGAACTTTACAATATTATTATGTGCTTTTATTATGTTGATGGGAGTTTACCAAAAATAAAATCTGTTGATAGATTTTTATATGATTTAGAAAAGAAATTTAAAATTGTTGGTGAATCATTTAAAAGAAAATTATTAAGATTAATAACCGTAATATGAAAAGAATATTAATTACTGAAAAACAATATAAAAATTTATTAAATTTAGTTAATGAACAATTTGTTAAATATAATAATCCTGAAGATGAAAAAGATCTTAGTCACGATATTGTAGATACTTTAACATATTTAACTGTTGTATTTAGAGAAAACAACATCAATAAAGATGTCTTTGTTGATAAAATAGAGGATGGTGTGGTTTATTTGGATCCGACTAAATATACTCAAGAAGAAAAAGACATAATTGAAAAAAGATTACAAACTTATGTGGATTACCAAAAAAATCCTAGAGATAAAGTTTTAACAAATGCTTTAGGATTCGATAGTGGATTTGATAGTGATTGGACAGGTGGGGATATTGCGGATGTAGAAGATAATAGTGATGTTGCGGATGTAGAAGATAATAGTGATGTTGCGGATGTGGAAGATGACAGTGATGTTGCGGTTATTGAAGATGAAGCGGAAAAAATATATAAACAAATAGAGGCTTGTGATTTTGGAAGAAATTCTAAAGGTAATAAAAGAAAAGTTATATTACCACCTACAATGGATATTAGATTTTATCAGGATTTACTTAAAAAGTTAGGTGCAAATTTTACTTGTCAAAAGATGTTATTCTTTTTTGCGTGGAGAGATGGGGAAAGTTCTAAATCAACATATAACCCTTTTGCGACAACATATAGAGATGAGAAAAACGAAGGTTGTTATTACAATTGTTTAAAAAGTGGTAAGGGATATAAACCTACTGGTTGTAGGACATGTCCTCCAGGTACAAATCCTGGTGTTAGGAATTATAAAACTTATAGTTCTGGATTAGATGCGACATATAAAACACTAACTAATGGATTGTATCAGAATGTAATTAAAAAATTAAAAAATGATAATATTACTGCGGTAGAAATTGCTTCAGAAAAGTCTGAGTTAAAGACTTGGGGAACAGGAGGATTAGTTCTGGATATACTTAAATATACTAATACTATTAGGGTTAATAGAATAGAAAAATATGGAGGAGGTTCGATAGTTGATGATGAGTGTGTTTTAACTACTGCAGAATACAACTTTTATAAACAACATATAAAAAATAAAAGTGATGGTGACGCATTTAGAGGGTGGGTTAATTCAGATAGTAGTAGATTAAATTATGTGAATAGAAAATTATCTGATTGTTCTTTATTTACTGGTTTAGAAAAGACAGGTGAACTTAATGACTATGTTGAAATCGCCTTCAAACATAAGGGTAAAGAATGGGTTAAATTAGGTAAACCAGGTAAAGAAAGTGAAAATGTAGTAGTTGATAGTAAAAAAGATGAGGAAATAAGAAATAGAATTATAAAATATGCAGAAACTAAATTAGGGCAACCATATATTTGGGGTAAAGAATTTGATGGTGTAGGTGGAGATTGTTCTGGTTTTATTGATAATGTTTTAAGAAATGTAAATGGTATTACCTCACCTTATGATGGTAGAGAAACGTCAGCAGTTTTAAAGAAATTAGTTTTAGGGAAAAATGTGGGTAAGAAATCTGGACTTAAAAGGGGTGACATCTTAGTGTTTAACCCTAGAGCTGGTGGAAGTATAGGTCATGTTGGGTTTGTCCATAACGTAAATAGTGATGGGACAGTAGATATGATACACTCCTCTTCATCAAAAGGGGTAATAATCCAAAAAGATATATTAAATAGTGGTATAGGTAAAAGGTATTATGGGGCACTACCAATCGTAAACGGTAGGTATGAGTCATCGAGTACTGGTGAAATTAGTAGTAACGTTAATGTTAATAATTCTAGGAAAGATGAAGATGATTGTCCTAACTATGATTGTTGGTCATATTTTGGTAAAGAAAGTTTTTGGAATGGTACAAGTAAAATAAATAATAAAACTGTACCTAAAATTACAATAGAAAAATCTAATAGTTTATTTAAAATAACTTATAAGGGTACATCATCAGGATTTTTACTTAAACATAGTAAAGGTGGTAAAAATGATACCATTCATCAGTTGTTAAATGTTCTTACATTAGAATTGAATGATTATTTAAAAACCCGTTATTTAAAACCTGTTATTAAATCTATTAAAATGGATTTGGTTGGTAATAGTTTAACTGTTGAAGTCCCTTTAATTGATAGTGGTAATAAAAAATATATTATAAATAGGAGAGGTAGATTAGGTGGTGGATCAATAGATGAAAGTGGGTTAGTTAAATATGAAGATATGGATGGGTATGAAGAGGTATACCATACTTCTGGCTCACTTAGAGAGAAATTTATAACAGTAATTGACACAAACGTTGGTTTTGGTAATAAAAATGAAGGAATAGAACAACCTAAAAAGGGAACTGATATCACTAAACCTAGTGATGCTAGATTAACATCTCTACCACAAAGTAGTAGATGGGGTAGACCACATCATGGGTATGATATAGTGGGTCCTTATAGTGGTAAAAAATGTTTAATAGTTTGTAATAATCCAGGAATAGTTACACATGCTGGTAGATGTGGAGGTTATGGTAACCTAGTTGAGATTGATCATGGTATGGGGAAATTTTCAGCATACGCACATCTTCATAAAATATTTGTTACTGAAGGTCAACAAATAAATGTAGGTGATGTTATAGGTATTGAAGGAAATACTGGTGGTTCTATGGGTAGACATTTACATTTTGAAGAAAGGGTAAGAAGACCTAAAAATTTAAAGAATAGATGTGGAAATGGGTCACCATATAATGAAGCTTATGGTTACGATACCGTAAAACCATTAAGTAATTTAGATAACTACTTTTATTTTCAACAAGGTATATGAGAAAAAAAATATATGGTGGAGTTTTATTAATTGATATTAATAGTAATGAATTTTTATTAGGGCAGAGGGGTAAAAATACTACCTTTGCCAATTCTTGGTCACTATTTGGGGGTAAAATAGAAGAAGGTGAAGATGTTTTAGATGGGATAAAAAGAGAGTTATTGGAAGAAACAGGTATTAGTTCTAAAGGTATAACGTTCAAACCATTTGAGGTTCAGTATACTATGGGGTATCCTTACCATTTTTTTATTGGTTATTGTGACGGACAGAAAAAATGTATATTAAATGATGAGAATCAAGATTGGGGATGGTTTAATTTAGATAATTTACCTAAACCATTATTTCCTACACTTTATTCTTCACTAGTTAGAATTTTTTAATTATAATTATCTTATGAATGAATTAAAAAAAATAGAATCTGACATACAGTTAGAAAAATTAAAAACAGAACTTAAAAAAGAAAAATTTATAAAAGATATTAAAAATGGGTTAGGTGATCATATTAAAGTTAATGGTGGTTCAGTTAAAAAAATAAAAAAATCATTTATTAAACGTATTTGGGAAAAAGTTTTAAAAATATTTTAATATGAATTTAGAAAAAGTTTTAGAAATTGCGAATGAATGTATTGGGAATGAATTAATCCCTACAGAAAATCTAACTATAACATATAAGTTAGATAAAGAAATACATAAAAAATTAGATGAGGAATTGTTTTATAATACAAACAATAACTTAAATAATTTTATCCATAATGATTTAATCGAAATTAATATTGCGGGAATTACATTTATCTTCGAAATAAAGTAATTTGACATTTGATAAAAAAATCTATAACATTAGAAAAAAATAATGTATGGAAGAAAATAATACGCACAAAGATTTTATGGATTATCTATTAAATGATGATAAAGAAACTTACGACAATGGTTTATCTCATCCTAGTGTTGAATCTGAAGAAAATGAACGTAAAGTGGTTGATGAAATTCTCGAAAGTAGAATGATAGAATATTATTGTTGTGATAGATTTTATGGTAATGAAAAATTAGTATGTGATAATATAAAAAAATTAAGTAGTTGGGTGTGTGATGAGGATGGACTTAATATGAAAGAAAATATTAACTTTATATTACAGGACATTGTAGAATGTGAAAACCTAAACGAAATGTATCAAAAACCATTAGAATATCTACATAGGACAGGAATCGTAAACGATATTATAAAAAAATCGGATGGTAGTTATTATACTAAAAAACTAAATAATTGTTGTTTAGTTAAAAACTCTAATGGTGAATGGAGTTATGTTAATAAATTAAATACCAACTACAGTGATTTATCAGAATTACTTACCACACTATTCATAAAAGGTGGACAGATAGAAAAACTATCTAAAATGAATAGTTCTGAAATAAAAAAGTTTTTACTTACAATTAAAGGTGGTACATTGACTAAACTATTGCAGAAATATTTTACGTTAGATGATTATGAAGATTATACTTATAACACTAAGAATAATACTAAGGTTGGTGATTATGTAGAAAATCTAACTAAAGAATTGTTACAAGAAGATGGATTTACTTTATTATATGAAGGGTGTAACGGTAATTTTATTGATATGATTTATGGTGTGGATCTTATTATGGAAAAAGAAGGTGAAATATATTTGGTGCAAGTTAAAAGGAGATCATCCGTTGCAAAACAAAGTACTACTAATGTGAAGTATAGATATATTGATATTTTTGCAGGAGAATCACCTGACTATAATGGTATTATGTTATATAATAGACATGAAAAATTCGTAGAAAAATTTATGGGTAGAAATGTTTTAAAAAAGAATATGAATTATTTAAAAGAAATATATAAATAATTTTGTTTTTTAAAAAGATATATCATATATTTGTAGAAAATATTATTATGGGTTGCGATGTTCATATGTTTGTTGAAAGGAAAAATTCTGAAACTAATAGTTGGGAAAAAGTAAATGATGAATTTTTTTGTGATTATAGTCTAAAAAGTGCGGAGGATTATATAATACATAATTTAGGTTTAACTAGAGAAGAATCTAATCATATGTTAAAGAAATTTTTTAAAGGGGATAAACCTAACTCTAAATTAGAGGAGTACGTCATCAATAAGTTTTTGGTAGATGTGTTTTCTGATAATTGGACTGAAATAAATGGGTTAGGTAAATTACCTGATCCTAGAACTGATCAACCTTATAACGGTAGAAATTATACATTGTTTGGTGTATTGGCTGGAGTAAGAGACACTTATATGCATATGATTAGTGATGAACTTAGAGGGTTACCTATTGATGTGTCTAAAGAAATTTCTGATTTAAGTGATGATTGGGATGTGGACGGACATTCACACAATCACTTATATTTGGATGAAATAATAAATAGTGAATATTATGAAATGAGTGATGACGAATTAGATGATATAGGTTTAGGTACTCATTTTTTTAGATATACAGTTAATTCACTTTTAGAAATAGGTGATACTAAGGACATTAGAATAGTATTTTGGTTCGACAATTAAAAAAAATAATTTTTTTTTAAAAAACATTTGACTTTTTAGAAAATAGTATATAAATTTGTATTCAGAAATAAAAAAAGATATGGAAACACAGTTGACTAATATTGAGAAAGAGAACGTAACATTAACTAAAAACGGTATGGTTACTAACCCAACAACACTTAATAAGTGTGTTGACTTATTCTTCTCTATTGGTTCAATGAGAGGTAAGTCAAAAGATAAATTAATTAAAATGTTTAATGAGGCATTTGAAGAAAATCCTTTGATTACGACAAAAATTCTTTTTTGGGTTAGAGATATTAGAGGTGGTGCGGGTGAAAGAAAAGTGTTCAGAGATATTATTGAATACTTGGTAACTAACTCACCAGAAACAGTTAGAAAAAATATTAATCTAATACCTGAGTTCGGAAGATGGGATGACATATTGATTCTTTTGGGTACAGAATTAGAAGAAGATATGTTTTACCATATCAGAGCAGCGTTAATCAACCGTACCGATGGTTTATGTGCTAAATGGATGCCTAGAAAAGGTGAGTTGGCAAACAAACTTAGAAAATTGTTTAAGATGACACCTAAACAATATAGAAAAATGTTAGTTGAATTAACTAATGTTGTTGAAACTAAGATGTGTGATAAGGATTGGGAATCTATTGATTATTCTAAATTACCTTCTTTAGCGTCATCTAGATATCAAAAATCTTTTAAGAGAAACGATACTGTTAGATATGAGGATTATAAAAATGCGTTGGTTGATGGTACCGCTAAGGTAAATGCTGGGGCAGTATATCCATATGATATCATTAAATCTATGAGATATGGTGGTGACGATGTTGTCAACAATAAACAATGGGAATCCCTACCAAATTTTATGGAAGGATCCACTGAAAGAATATTACCAGTGGTAGACGTTTCTGGATCTATGACTTGTTCAGCAGGAGGAAATCCAAACCTAACATGTATAGATGTGGCAATATCATTAGGTATGTATATATCTGAAAGAAGTGAAGGTAATTTTAAAGATGCGTTTATCACATTCTCTGAGAATCCACAACTACAGTATTTAAAAGGTGATTTAAAACAAAGATTGAACCAGTTACTTAGTGCGGAGTGGGGTATGACTACTAATTTAGAAAAAGTATTTAAATTAATACTTACACAGGCTAAGAACAACAAAATATCTGAAGATATGATGCCGACTAAAATAATTATTTTATCGGATATGGAGTTCAACGAAGCAACTCGTAAAGATAGTAGTTCACAATCTATGATTGAAGCTATGTATGAGGAGGCAGGGTATAAAAAACCTGATATCATCTACTGGAATTTAAATGCGACTGGAGGTAACTTTCCTGTTGAGTTTGATGAAAACGGAACTGCGTTAGTTTCAGGATTTAGTCCGTCAATTCTTAAATCTTTATTAGGTGGTAAGAATATGACACCAGAATCCATATTGTTGGATACTGTGAATAGTGAAAGATATGGTGTTATAACCGTATAAAAAGTTCTTTGAAAAAAAATATTTGTGATAGTTAAGGAATAATTGCAGCAAAATTTAAAACTAAAATTTATAGCTACATACAAAGGGCTTGATAACCCTCCTAACTATAAGGGTGTAAACCACGAAAGTGGGGGACCACTCACGGTTAGGTAAAGTGTCAAACTATTCCGATATCACAATCATATTAGGTGTAATGGATTGGAGGTTAACGAACCTCCTTTAAGTCCGATAAACGAATGGTTTCTGCAACTCTTATTCTAGGAACTATGTAGATCAGAAGTTTTACCACTTTACTTCAAAAAAAATATAAAGTGGCGACCATAGGTGAGTTTAAACGTGGGAAATTCCCACACTTTAGGTCGTAAAACATACCTCTTGTTTATCTCAAGTTAAAAAGGTAGTTGGATTTGTCTCAATTAAAAAAAAGACACCCGAACCAGAATGGGCCAATAATATTGGGGTGGGTACTCTACCACCTAAAATAAAAACAGGACCACCATTCCGACACCGACATTTAAAAGGGAAGAGAAATCTTCCCTTTTTTATTTTATAACATTTACAGTTTAAATTATTTTCAGTAACATTGTTTATAATAACAAAGTTAAGAAATTATATATATGAAAATTGTTACAAAAAACATTAAATTAGAAAAAGGGGATAGACATTATTTAATTTATCTAATGGATCATAACAATAACCCTATTGAATGTAAAGAGGCTATCGGAGAAGAGGATAGATTAGGTAAGGAAAATGAATTAAGTAAACAATATAGTATTACTACTGAAAACATTGAGTTTGTGTCCTTAGATAAATTTAAAAGTCAAAATAGTGATTATACCCCACTAATTCTTGTATTTTATTTAGAAAGACACTTATTCTCTAATAGAGATATGATCCAAACCTATGGAGATAGTGTGAGAAAGTATTTGGAGGATAAAGGTGATGACGTAAGATTATTCTTTTTACCAACGGATGATAAAGAAGAAATAAAATGTATTAATCCTGTTTATATAGAAGATAATGATGAGTTGGAAAAATTAAATGATCTGATTGAAGATCTTAATGATAAATTTCAAGTTGGTGTTGAATAGTTAAGGGCGGGTGGATGATCTATATGTTTTATTTATTGTCCACCCAGTCTTTTCCACAATTCTTTTATATGTTTTAGTTCTATTCTTTCTATTTATTGGACCTGTGAATAAGATATTTTTAACTTTATTAGTTTCACAAAATTCTAATAAAACCCTATATAATCTTTTAGTATCATAAGGGTTTTTACAAACTATAATATTAAAATCGTAATTTTGATGTATTAATAGTTTATTATTAATATAATTAATTTGTTTGATGTTGTCTTCTTTAGATTTATTTAGTATGAACAACCGTAACAATTTTTTAGTATCCATTCTTTCTTTAAACCCATATACAGTAAATTTCTCCTCATAAAAATATTCTGATTTATGTATCAGACTCCATTTTTCACTATTTAATTTTACTGGTATAGTTCTACCTAATTCATCTCTATCATAATAATCTATATCAGTCTCCTCCTTTTCTTTCAGTAAAAGTAGTTCGTATAAAACTGGTTTTATTTTCTTATAGGCATTATTTTTTTTAGGTAATAGTACAATATTTTTATCCCTAGTTTTGAAGTATTTTTCTTTCGCATTGTTTTCATTACTACCTTCGTATACTATTTTTCTTTTTTTACCGTTCTGAGTAATAATAATTCTGTAACGCATATCTTTATTTTCTATTTAAGTATAGTTATACTTTATAAAAAATAAATATAAAATAATGAATAAAGATTATTACCAAATTTTAGGAGTAGATAGAAGTGCGAATGAATCCGACATAAAAAAAGCATATAGAAAATTATCTAAAGAGTATCATCCAGATCTAAACCCAAATAATAAAGAGGCAGAAGAAAAGTTTAAAAGTATTGCCGAAGCGTATTCTGTGTTGTCAGACAAAGAAAAAAAAATAAATTATGATAGATTTGGGACTGCGGATGGTAGAACAAATCCTTTTGGTGGTATGAATATGGATGACATATTTTCTTCTTTTTATGGTAATATGAAATATGGAAGAAATATGAAAGGTGGAGACATTAGAATTAATGTAAAACTTACATTAGAAGAAATGTATAATGGAGTCCAAAAGAAAATAATATATAGAAAATTATCTAAATGTGAACCTTGTATTGGTAGAGGTGGAGAAACAATTAGTTGCGTTACTTGTAATGGTATTGGTGTGGTAAATAATATTCAAAACACACCATTCGGTAAAATACAAACTACTACACATTGTCCTAACTGTTCTGGTAGTGGGCAAATCATTACTAAAAAATGTGGTATTTGTTCAGGTAATGGAGTTAGTCAACAAGAAATTCCTTTTGAGTTTGATTTACCTAGAGGAGTTATGGATGGTGAAATGTTAAGAGTTTTTGGTATGGGTAATTCAGTTAGAAATGGGGTGGAAGGAGATTTATTAATTAATATTATAGAAATACCACATGAAAAATTTAAGAGGGTAGGTTTAGATATACACCAAAAGATTAATTTAACGTATAAAGATTTAGTTTTAGGTAATGATTCTGTTGAGATAGATACTATAGACAATAAAATAAGGTTTAAAATACATCCTGGGACTAAGATTGGAACAATGTTAAGGGTACCTAATAAAGGGTTCATTAGAGAAAATTTAAACGGTGATATGTTATTGGAGATATGGTTAGATATACCAACAAATATCGATGAAGAAGAAAAAGAAAAAATTAATTTATTAAAAATTTGATTTTTCGGAAATTAATAGATAAATTTGTGTATTATTAATTAAAAAATATAAAAATTATGGCAAAATTTGAAGAAGTCTTTGAAGACACATTAGAATTGTTTCAAAAACACATTGATGAAAGTTCTATCCCTAAATTCCTTAAAATTAAAATTTTATCGAATAACAATCTTAAAAAAGATTTTGGTGTAGTTAGTAAATCACAAGATATTGTGAAATATATGACTGACTATGATATCATCATTCAAGTTAATGAACCAATATTCGATCAATTAGAAAATACTCAAAAAGAGTATATCGTTAGTGATCTTTTGGCTCAGATTGTATATGATATGGATAAGGATAAAGTTAGTATTGTGAAACCTGATGTTAACACATTTAGTGGTGTATTAAGAAAATATGGTATCGATACATATTTATCAATTAAAGAAAGTATTTCAGTACTTTTAGAACAAAAACAAATTGAAGAAGATGCAGTTAGATAATAGTAATGGTATAAATAAAATTGCCACCGATCCAACCCTATCTAAACAAGAAAAGAATTGGGAGTTGATGAGTGTTTTAGGAATGAAATGGTCAGAAACAGTTTCTCTTACTGATGAAGACAGAGATTTTTTATTAACTAAGGTGGAGAAGATTAAAATTCATATTGAAAAAAGTAGAAAATTACAATGATAAGTTATATTGGTGGCAAGGCTAGGATTTCTAAATGGATAGTACCATTTATATCCGAAGATATAGAAACATACGTAGAACCTTTTAGTGGTATGTTTTGGGTATTTTTTAGAATGGATTTAAAAAAATATCCTAATTTGAAGACTGTGGTTTATAACGACTTCAACGGGTTAAACGCAAATTTATTTTCTTGTTGTAAGGAGTATGATAAATTATGGGATGAAATAATTAAATATCCTTGTCAACAATTAGGGGTGACAGATACACCTCAGATTTATTCAGAAATGTTTAAACAATACCAGAATGAGTTATTCAGCTCGTCTGGTATTGTTATTACGGAAGAAAATAAATATGATATTGCAGCAAAATATGTGTACGTATTAACTCAAATATTTTCTGGTTCTAAACCTGAGACATCTAATTATATGGATTATAAAGGTAAATACAGATGTAAAGTATTAATATTTTTAGATAAACTTAAAGATAAAAAATATAGAGAACATTTTGATAAAATCACATTTATAGAAAATTTAGATTTTAGTGATGTTATACAGAAATATGATTCCGAAAAAACTTATTTTTATGTCGATCCACCGTATTGGAAAACAGAAAATTACTATTCCAATCATGACTTTGATAGAAACGATCACGAAAGATTGGCAATCGTATTAAAAAACATTAAAGGTAGATTTTCTTTAAGTTATTATGATTTTCCATTACTTAAAGAATGGTTTCCTAAAACAGAATATGTTTGGGAAATGAAAGAGTTTGCTAAAGCAGCAGCCGCTAAAAGTGGTGTAAAACAAAATATGGGTGAAGAATTACTCATTATGAATTATGGTGAGAACAAATACGTATTACCATCTGAAGGGACTCAGTTAGATTTATTTAATCATACATTTTTATAGACATGGGAAGAATACCTAAGAAAAGAAAAATTGAACAATTAGCATTGTTTAGTGCAGAAACTATGGAGGAAATAACAATATTTAAAGGGGAAGAAACTATAGATGATGTAGTTTTGATAGACGTAGTAGAATCCAAAGAGGTTGGGTTAGTAACCAATCAAATTTATTGTGGGGATACTGTTGAAACTATGAAAAAAATTAAAGACAAAAGTATTAATTTAATTTTAACTTCTCCACCATATTTGGCATCGATAAGAAAAGATAATCATAAATATCCAGGTGCTAAAGACCTAATTAAAGATAACCAACCAGTAAAAGAATATATTAGTTGGTTAATAGAAGTGTTTAAACAATATGAAAGAATTTTGACAGATGAGGGTGTAATTGTATTTAATTATAGTTATACCACATTTAATCCATCTTTACCGTATATGTTAATTAATGAGGTGTTTGAAAATACATCATTAGAGATATATGATACGGCATCTTGGAAAAAGAAATCTTGTGTACCTTTAAGTGGGCATCCAAATAGAATGACTAGAATTGTTGAAATGGTTTATATTTTTGCGAAAACACCTAACTTTAGTGCAAATAAAATAGTATCTTCAGTATCTAAAACTGGACAGAAGTATTTCAATACGTATTATAATTTTATTGAGGCAAAAAATAATGATGGTAAAGTGGAAGGACATGAGGCAACATTTTCTACAGAGTTTGCAAATTACTTTATAGATTTATACTCAAAACCGAATGACATTGTATTAGATAACTTTTCTGGTACGGGTACAACACCCTACGCCGCATCCAAAATGGGTAGACAGTATATTGGGATAGATTTAGTCGAAGATTACTGTGACTACGCTAAGGAAAGACTTTCTAAACTATATAAAGAAAATAGTAAATAATTTAGTATGGACTGGTTAAAAAAATATTTAAAATATAAATTTAAACGATTTATAGTAAAATATAAATTATTTGAAGGTCATTTTTTAAAAGAAAATTTTGAGTATACTGGTTATGAAAGAATATGTACCGCAATAGTTCGTAAAACAATAAATCATACAGATACTAAATATACCATCGCACCACTTTCAAATAAAAGATACCTAATCAACAAAACTTTAGATATTTTTATTATTATGGAAGATAGTAAAGTAGAGATAACTAATCATGTGTATCATTATGTCATTACTTTACCAAAAAAAGAAATGATTAAATTAATTAATAGATTTGATAAAAAGGTTGATGAGGAAAGGATCATGTATGAAAATCAAATTAAATCTCAGATAGATTATACCCTACATAAAATTTATGACAAAATAAATTTTTTTAATTGAATTTTTATTATATATTTGTACAATAATTTATTTTTATGGAAAAAGTGGAAGAAAAGTTATTAGAGTATTTAAATGATAAACCTAATTACGAAAAATTTAAAATACTACATAATGAGATGGGTTACGATTTCGATTTCATTAAAAAATTATACCCAAAAGAACTTAAAACCTTTTCAGATTTAAAATTTGGAAAGCATGGTAATAGTTGGATGGTAGGTGCGATTCAAGCAATTTTAAATTTCGATAATGGACACTTTGTTTCAGTAGTTGGTGGGGGTAATGGTTTATATGGTGATGGGGTTAAAACCTTTGAAGTAGGGTTTCCGTTACCTGGTGATAGTATAGATGTTGAGGGTTGGTTGTCACCTGAAGAAGTAACAACGTTAATGATTAACATTCAAATGAAAGAACCATATGGGACAAACCGAATATAAGAGAAGGTTAGAATTTATTAATGAAGACGTAAAAATATTATACGGATCATTAACAGACGAAGTAATTAATACACCTGTCCCTAATTATGAAAGTGTAGGTGTTCTTTTAAGTAATATAGAAATCGCCTCTAATTTAAATGATGATGAATCTTTGGGTTGGAAAACTAAATTTAACATCCCTACTCATGATCCACAAACAGGTGACATTAACCCTTATTATGAAGAACTAACTGGTAGTAAAAACCCATTGGTTGTCTCTAATATAGATAAGATGCCCAATCAAAAGTGGCATCAGATAATATCATTTATTAAATCTGGAGTTAGAATAGTTGGTTATTGTTTTATACCATTTAATTTAGTTTTGGCAACAGTTTTATTGGTATTAAGTGAAGTTATTGGTATCGTAGAAGAATTAGTATAGTATGGAAGGGAAAAAAATTATTACTATCGTATCAGAAGTGAAAGAAGACGGTAGACTTTATTTAGATTTTGGAATAGATAAAATAAGTGGTATAACAAAGTTAGAATTATTGTCTATAATGACTAATAGTCTGGTTATGTCAACAAAAATGGTTTGTGAGGATTTAGATTATGAATCTCAAGGTAAACTAATAACTGATGTACTTGATTTACTTAAAAATAACTTATTTGATGGTGATTCTTTTAAAGATTTAGATGTAAAAATAAAAGAATTGTAAAAAAATATTTGTTTTTAAGTAAATTATATATATATTTGTAGATATAATAATAACACTAATGAGTTTATCTAAAAAAATATACGAAGAAATCAAGTATGAGGAAGAAAATATTTCTTACGATGAGAGTGGTTGGGTTGATAGAGTATTGTATACTAAAGATAAATTAAAAGAAAGTTCTTTGAAAAATGGGGATGGTTTTGGATTTGACAATCAAAGGTTGAGTTCGGAATGATGCAAGCAGGGTTAGATGGAAACCCTTAAACACCTATCAAAACATAAATGCAAACGCATACAACGTAGAGGATATCATGAGTATCCCAACTTCTATTACTCGCTCAGCGGTAGTTGAAGAGATTGAATTAATGGAATTAGTTTAATCGGTGGGTCACACTTACCTAGAAACAGAAAGGTGTAAAAAATAGAGTTGATCGTCAATACTCTATAAACAATTGACGAAAACAGGGTTGTTGGATAACCATGTTATAAATAAAACCAAATATTTTGTTTATTTAGAAAAATAAACTAAGCTTGTGAATGATTTTCTTATGGCGATTTGATTGGACGAGGGTTCGACTCCCTCCATCTCCACTAGTGTTGTCGGTTTCTTTGTTCCCTAAAAACAAAGTGGTGGAAGTTGATAGTAATCCTATCGGCCCTTTAACCCCTCAGAGTGAGGGGTTATTTTTTTTATAATTTTAATATTTTGGGAAGGTACAAATTTGAAAATAAAATGGATAAGGTATTAGTTTTAAATAATGACTATACTCCATTAAACTTGACTACACTTAAAAGGGGGTTTAAATTAGTATATAAAGGTAAGGCAGAAATAATTTATTATGATGAGTCAAATCCTATTATATCTAGTTTTAAAAATTTTAATAGACCTTCTGTAATTAGATTACACAGATTTATTTATACACCTTATAAAAAAGTACCTTTAAGTAGATATAATGTTTTTAGGAGGGATGATCATAAATGTGTATATTGTGGGACAAATAAAAATTTAACTATTGATCACGTAATACCTAAATCTAGGGGTGGTGATAATACTTGGAAAAATTTAGTTACGTGTTGTGGTGTATGTAACCTTAAAAAAGATGATAGAACACCAGAAGAGGCTGGTATGTTGTTATTAAGAAAACCATATACTCCTACATATATTCAGTTTATTGAAAGAATGAATGGTGTAATTAAAGAAGAGTGGAAACAATTTTTAATGGTATGAAAAAATTTTTTAGTTATCATAAACAAAAAGGGTATTTTAGGTTCAGAATATTTGGATATGGTTTAACAATTTCCGATAGATTTACACTTAATCAAAAAAGAGGGCATGTGAAATACATTTACTTTTATGGATATGTAATTACTTTTTTAAAACCTAATAAATTTTAATATGATAGAAAGAATAAAATTGTGGTGGGACTTTGATGGTAGATACTACCATAAAGATTTCATTCAAGGAGTAAAAAATCTTTGGAAATGGTTTCCTACAATATGGAGAGATCGTGATTGGGACACCAACTTTATCTATGAAATAATTAAAGTAAAATTAAATAACCAATCGGATTATATTGGGGGTAAAAATAGACACACAAGAGCAAAACGTGATGCCGAATTAATGAAATTATGTTCTCGTTTAATCCAACGTTGTCAAGATGACCACTATGATATGGAATATATGGATTATCACGAATCAAATTACAATTTTTTAGATATCACCGATGAAGATGATATTCCTGAAAAATACAGAAAAGGTAAAAAATTGGATATTGAATTAGTTAGTGAAAACTTTGACGACTACTTTAAAAAATACTCGCGTCAATACAAACGTGTAATGTCAGGTGAGGTTAGTAGATTCAGAAGACCAATTGAAGAAAAAGACAAACAACTAATCGCAATGGAGATTGCACATGAGAATCAGTATAGATGTCGTAAGTTACTTTTTAAAATAATGGAAAGATATATTGAAGGATGGTGGGATTAGTTTATAAAATTAATTTGTTTTTTTAAAAAAAAGTATTTACATTTGTTTTAAATTAGAAAATTATGAAATCAGGTGCAAGTGGTAAAACTACTCATAGTAGAGTATCAGCAAAAGAACAATTGAGAGAAATAGAATTGAAAAGGGCATTAAAAATTTTGTCCCAATCTATGTTGAATTATATTAAGAATAATCCTAATTAAGATGGTAAGGGTTAGATTTCCAAATGAGACTTATTACGATGTTATCCCAAACTTCAATTGGAATGAATTCAAACCTGGTAAAATTAATAGTGAATTCGTTTTTGGGTGGTATCAAGATGTTTATATATCTGTCGATAGAGAAGATTACGATGAATATGTTACTAAAAAAAATAATTAATTAATATGAAAAAAATTTTATTAGATACCTTAATTATGTTATCAACAGGAATTGTTTCAGGAATTGGTTTTACTGCATTAACTATTGCATTGGATATGGGTATAAATAATTATTTTATATTTATTCCTTCTATTATAGTTAGTTGGTTAATACTTTACCCTTCATATAAATTTTGGTCGGATATCTTTAAAAAAATGTTAAATTATGAAAAATATAATCAAAAAGATTAAAGATCATATTTCATTGTGGTGGAGAAGAAATATTGTGGATTACTGCCCACCAGAATTAGAAGACGAGGAATTTTCAGAAAAATATAGATAAAAAATATAATTATGTCGAATTTTATTTATTCTAGAGTTACAATTGAGCCTTTAGGGGCTATGGACAAAATTTGCAACTTAATAATGGGTATGCCTGAATATGAGTATGGAAAAGAAACTACAACGGTAGTAAAAACATTTTATACAGAAGAAGAAATAAGAAAACCTTATAAAGGAGAAGAAACTGAATACCCAATAACTGAAGAGGGAGTTAATCACGGTTGGTTGTATGATAATGTAGGGACTAAATGGATTATAGTGAGTATTGATGATGATATTAGAATTGAATCACCATACTATATACCTGATGGTTTTCTTATTAAACTATATAGTTTATGTGTTGATGAATTTGAGGGTGTTAGTATAACATGTAAGTGGTATGACGAAACAGAAACTCAGTGTGGTACTGCATTAATTTGGAATGGTATCTATACAGAAGATGAAGAAAATTTAATCGGTGAAGAAATTTCTGATCCTGTTTATGAAGTTACTGGAGAAGAAAACATTGATGAAGTTAAAAAATGGATTTTAAGTGAAATTTCTGAAAACTCTTATATTAAATCTGAAGAAGTTGAGGAAATGGATGAGGAAAGACTTCGTGAGTTATTTGAAGATTGGAAAAGACAAGGTAAATGGGATCATATTGTTGAACGTCAGGAATCTATGTATTATTCTTGTGAAGAAGCAATAGAAACAGAGGACTTCAATTTCCCTATAACAAAAGTTAAAAAGATTGCAAATAGAAAGTATGAAATGATAACAAATTGTTACCCATTTCAATAAATAAGAAATAAATGAAAGTAAAGTTATTAATAAAATATTAGTTAGAGATTGATTATGTTTGAGATTATTGGTATTGTGTCTTTATTTGCGGTAGTATCTTTTTTACTGTTTATACAATATAGTTTAGTTGGTGCAGGTGTAATGAAAGAAAGTTTAAAGTGGTATGGGAAAGTTATTAGTTGGATCCCATTATTACCTTTTATTATATTTATTTTATTTTTTTTAAATTTTATGGTTATGATAGTGTTAAATAAATTAGTTAAGTGGTTTGAATTAAATTGGGGATGGTTTTTTATAAATGGTAGAAATCAAGCGGTTTGGGCAGAATATTTAAGAAAAAAATATGGTGAAGAATAAAAAATAAAAAAATATTTTTAAAATATTGACTTTTTAGATAAACTTTTGTATAATTGGTTATATTTAATTAAAACAGTGAAAATGAAAATACATAATATACATATTAATTTTAGCCAATGGTGTCAACCGTATATCGGCGGATTGGGGTATATTATGGATATAATTTAATTGATAGTTAAATAAAATCAAAGTGAAACCCCAATTCAGAAATGATTTGGGGTTTTTTAATTTATTACGGTATGTGGCCAAGTAGGTTTAAGGCATCTCGCTGATATCGAGAAGATTCGTAGGTTCGATCCCTACCATACCGACAGAACAAAAGTTCTTTGACATATTGTTATAAAAGTGAATGACTCAGTAGCTCAGTTGGTAGAGCAATTGACTGTTAATCAATCGGTCGCAGGTTCGAATCCTGCCTGAGTCGCAAACTAACACAGAATGAATGATACGAGCCTCACAAGTTCGAAAGGAGTCAGGGTGTTAGTTTAAATGGGAATACGCCAAAGTTGGAGAGTTGGGGCAGACTGTAAATCTGTTGTCTTATGATTGAGTAGGTTCGAATCCTACTATTCTCACAAAATATTAAAAGGAAGATTTCAGCAAAAATAACTACGAACTGCAAATTTGGATATGTAAAAACATTTTCCTGAATATTTTATTAGCGTCTCTGGTGTAACGGTAGCACCAACGGCTCCAACCCGTTAAGTAAGAGTTCGAATCTTTTGGGGCGCGCAAATGGTGATGTAGCTCAGTTGGTAGAGCAATGGACTGAAAATCCTTGTGTCGGTGGTTCGATTCCGTCCATCACCACCAAATTTTAACTGGGTATTGGCTAATTGGTAAGCCGCCACATTTGGGATGTGGACATAGTGTGAGTTCGAGTCTCGCTACCCAGACTAATATTGTCCTGTAGACGAATTGGCAAAGTCATCACGCTTTGAACGTGAAGTTTGGAAGTTCGAGCCTTCCCAGGACAACTGTGTATGAAGCTAAAGAGGTCGAGGCGTCGGGTTGTGATTCCGATAATAGTGGGTTCGAGTCCCATCGTACACCTAATGGAAAGATGACAGAGTGGTTTATTGTGGCACCCTGCTAAGGTGTTGTACTCGTAAGGGTACCATAGGTTCGAATCCTATTCTTTCCGCAAAATATGGGGATGTGATGTAACGGTGAACATGCTACTCTTATACAGTAGTCTCGGTGGTTCGACTCCACCCATCCCTACAACACACTCTTAGTTCAATGGATTAGAACCTATGACTACGGATCATAAAATGGGAGTTCGAATCTCTCAGAGTGTACAATAAACTTATTTTTGCTACAATAAACAGATAAAGTTTATCATGCAAAATCTAGTTTAGTGAACTAATGGTCAGATGCCTGAGTGGTTTAAAGGGGTAGTCTGCAAAACTATTTTTCGGGGGTTCGAATCCCTCTCTGACCTCATAAATAAAAAAAATTAAAAAAATATTTTTAAAATATTGACTTTTTAGATAAACTTTTGTAACTTTGTGTATATTTAATTAAAAACGAAATAAAATTCAGTGAAAACTACAATGACATACAGATTAGAGGTTGCTAAGGCAAAAATGGATGGGGCGGATTCGCTTCTACCAAATCTTAGGGTATATCATTATAGTTAATCAAAAAAATTTAAAATACTATATTATGGAAACCCTAAGTGAAAACTTAGGGTTTTTTGTTTTTAGTTCTTTGACATATTAAAAAAAATGGAAGAGTGGCAGAGTTGGTTTATTGCACCTGTCTTGAAAATAGGAGTACTTAACGGTACCGTAGGTTCGAATCCTACCTCTTCCTCAAAATGATAATAAAGGGATTGTTTCTGCAACAATTATTTTAGCCTTTTAAGCTCGGGGTCGTAGGTTCGAATCCTACCTGAGGACATTTATTGTCTTCAGTAGCTTAGTGGTAGAGCACGTATACAACCCAATCCTGATTATCATTTATTAGGTCCATTGGTGTAATGGTTTAACATACATCACTGTCTATGATGTGCTGAGAGTTCGATTCTCTCATGGACCGCCACAGTCTCTTAACTCAGTTGGTAGAGTGCTTGTTTTACATGCAAGATGTCGTAGGTTCGAATCCTACAGAGACTACTAAATACCGCCCGTTGGACAAGTGGTTTAAGTCGTTTCCCTTTCACGGAAAAGATCATGGGTTCGAATCCCATACGGGTGACTATTAGGTTTTGTAGTTTAGTCGGTAAAACTCTTGATTTGTAATCAAGTGTCCTCAGTTCGAATCTGAGCGAAACCTCAACAATCCTTCGTAGCTCAGTTGGTTTAGAGCAGTACACTTTTAATGTACGGGTCACAGGTTCGATTCCTGTCGGGGGAACTTAAATATACCGAATTCGGTGTAATTAAAAAATAGCGGGGTAGACTGGAGGTGGTTCCAGCTCGGTCTCATAAGCCGAATTACGTGGGTTCGAGTCCCATCCCCGCAACCAATTGGGTCATTGGTGAAGATGGCTATCACACCTGATTTGCACTCAGGAGTCCTCGGTTCGATGCCGAGATGTATCCACTAATAATAAAAATAAAAATAAAAAGTATGAAAGAAGTAATGTCTGGGACAATTAAGTCCTCAAAGGAAAATTTTAATATGTTGAGACATAGAAAAAATTCAATCGATTTAAGTAAGTTGGTAGAATTTATTAAATTTAAAAAGATTAGGAAAAAATAATCTTAATGCAGGTATCGTATAGTGGTTTATTATGTCTGACTTCCAATCAGAGGACGAGAGTTCGATTCTCTCTACCTGCTCAAAATGCCAAAGTGACGGGAAATGGTATACCTCTTTGTCTTAGAAACAAAGGTTTGTGAGTTCGAATCTCACCTTTGGTACAATTATTATTAAAATATTTGTTTTTTAATTTAATAGTTTTTATATTTGTTAAAAAAATATTATGGGAATACCTCAAATCACTTTAATTTTATTATTTTCTTTAAGTTTATTAGCTGCAGCTCATTTGCACGGTAAAGAAAGAACCCCACATAACTTTTGGGTTACATTTATTGCAGTCATCATCGAAGTATCTATTTTAATATGGGGTGGGTTTTTTTAAATTAGTATTATGAGTAAAAGAACTATAGAGGATGTAGAAAGAGAACTTTATATGGCACAATTCAGAGTTAAAAAATGTCAATATAATGATCACCTTTATGATATGGAAAAATGGGAATATGAAGTTGAAATTCTTAAAGATGAATTAAAAAATATGAAAATGGAACAAACACCAGTAGAATGGTTTTTTAAACAACTTACAGAGGTTGATTATGGATGTATAAACAAAACATTCTTACAAAACAATAACAGTTTAGCGGGCCATAAGTTGAGAGAACTTCTTGAACAAGCCAAAGAAATGGAAAAAGAAAGATTAGAATCTCTTAAAGATTTTGATAATTGGAAAGAATGGAAAAACTCATAATAATATGTCATACTATAGAATCAAAATTAGAATGGATTAAAGAAGATGGTAAAGATTGGTTAGAACCATTTGTTGAAGCGGTATATAAAGTTTGGGACAAATTTAACATCCAATATGTGAGATATTCTTGGTGATATTAAAAACTTTTAGTATATTTGTATTATGAAAAATTGAAACCAATGGCAAAAATAAGTAAATTAGCACAAAGACAAGTTGTATCAAATCATCACGATATTCATGTTGGATTGACTGGTGACATCGGTTACATATCAATAACTGATAACGGATTGTACCCAGATAATGATAGCAGAACACATAGACGTGATTTGAACTTTCATACAATGATGGTTCCTCTCATGACCAGACAACAACTCAAAGATTTGAAAATAGCAATTGAAGAAGTCTTAAAAAATTCTAAATGATTATGAGTACGAATAAACGAATAAAAGAAACTTTTGAAAAGTTAGGTAAAGATTTGATTATATCTAAACAAGGATGTGATACAAAAAAGATGTTGGAGAACATCAAAAATAAAGTAGAGATAAAAAAAATTGTTGCAGAAATAATTGACACACTAACAGTATCTTCTATTATGGTAGATGCGTGGTGGATGGATTTAAGTGATGAACAAGAACAAGAAGTTTACAACAAATTAGAAGAAATTATTACTAGAAGAATTGGTAAAATGAAGATTTAATAATAATTTTATTAAAAAATAAATTTAAATGAAGAAAAAAATTACTTTTATTAGCGATACCCACACCAAACACGAAAAACTAAATAGTTTTTTACCTGGTGGAGACATCCTTATTTGTGGGGGTGATATTAGTAGTAGAGGTTATGTCTCAGAAATAGAAAACTTTTTAAAATGGTTTGATAATATAGATAATTACGATTTTAAAATTTTTATCGCAGGAAATCACGATTTTGGGTTTCAAGATGATTATGAAAAAATTATGGGGTTATTAACTGGTTACAAAAATATCGATTATCTTCAGGATGAAAAAATGGAACTTTGGGACGATGAAGATATGCAGTTGATTGTATATGGATCCCCTTGGCAACCTGAATTTCATAATTGGGCATTTAATTTACCTAGAGGTGAGAAAATAAAAGAAAAATGGGATATGATTCCACACAATACAGATATTTTAATTACTCACGGCCCACCATACGGTAAATTAGACTATGTAAATTATGACAACATCAATGTTGGTTGCGAAGAACTATTAAAAGTTGTGGAGGATATAAAACCTAAAATACATGTGTTTGGACATATTCATGAAGGGTTTGGTTATGTTTTTGACGGTAACACACATTATATTAATGCGGCAGTATTAAATGGTAGATATGAATTTAGAAATAAACCAGTAAATGTTGAGTGGGACATGATAACTAACGAAATACAATTTTTATGAAATCCATAAGACAAATTTTTAAAACTAACGATTCACTTATGGAAGAACCTGAGGTTTCAGAATTAATTGATTATTGTAAAGATTTAGAAGATGAAGTTGTAGAATGTATCCAAAAAAATGATCAGACAATAGTTTTAAAACAACTAATTTCAGAAATTAGTAAAAGTTGTTATGAATTAATTGAGGAAGATAAAAAGTCTGAACGATGGGAACATGATTTTGAAAAGATTGACTTTAAAAAATCTATAATTAATTTAAGAGAATATATAATAAAATATTGTTTAGATAATAAAATAAAATTATGATAAAGTATAGAATATATTTGGATGACATAAGAACTCCAGTGAGTCCTAATAACGAATGGGTTGAAGGTGTTGAAGAATGGACAGTTGTTCGTTCATATGATGAATTCGTTCAAAAAGTAAATTCGGTAGGGTTAGAAAATATTGAAATAATTTCGTTGGATCACGATTTGGGTGATACTGCGATGAACGAGTGGTTATATGGTGTAACTAAAAACTACTCAATTAATTATGATAATATTACCGAAAAGACTGGTTACGACTGTGCTAAATGGTTAGTTAATGAGTGGATGGATGGTAAACCAGTTGTTAGGGTAGTAACACATTCGGCAAATGCAATCGGTAGTGCCAACATTATGGGTTATGTAAATAATTATTTACACTTAAATCGTTTACCGCAAAATTGTGTAAGAGTACAAATAGAACATACAGTTTAATATGAAAGTAATATTTTTAGATCACGATGGTGTGATATGTTTATCTGATCAGTGGGGTGGTCGTTATAAGAAAAAAGGATTTAACTCTAATCCTGAAACCCCTTTAGATATTAGAATGGATAATTTTGACACTAAGGCAGTTAAAGTTCTTAATAAAATTATTGAGGAAACTGGTTGTGAGTTGGTTATTAGTTCAGATTGGAAGAGATGGGGAACGTTAGAACAAATGAAGGAAATGTATGTGACTAGAGGTATTAAACCACCGATAGATCTAACACCAATGATACAAGAATGTACGGTACATAGTGATACATTTATATGGTCACCTATGTGGGAGTTGGAACAAACCAGATCACTTGAAATCCAACAATATGTGCACGATCATCCAGAGATTACGCATTGGGTCGCAATTGATGATTTGGATATGGGTAAGAACGGTCAAGATTGGCGAAATTGGGGTTTAGATAATTTTATACATTGTAAAAAACCTCATAGAGAAGGGATAAAACAATCAGGTATAAAAGAAAAAATATTAAATTTTTTAAAATGAAAAAAAGAGTTTACTTAATTGACATTGATGGTACAGTGTGTGATGATATAAAAAATGAAGATAGTCATTTATATAAAGACGCTAAACCATACGAAGGTTCAAAAGAACAAATTAATAAATTATTTGAAGAAGGTAATACTATAGTTTTTTTTACTGCGAGGGAATATAAAGATAAAGGAGTAACCCTATCTTGGCTTTGGAAACACGGATTTAAGTTTCATGATCTGATAACAGATAAACCAAGATGTATGGATGATGAGGAATATGTGTGGATTGATAATAAACCAGTAAGAGGGATAACATACAAAGGAGAATGGAGTCCAATTGTAGAAACCAATAATCAAGAAGTAAAAACATTATTAAATTTTAAAAACAATGTGTAAGGCGAAATTAGAATTTGATCTAACAGATTCAGACGATAAGATGGAGTTTGATCGAGCAAATAAATCTACTGAAATGGCATTAGTGTTGTGGGAAATGGTTTATAACTCAAAGAAAAAACTTTATTATAAATTCGAGGAAATGTTAGAAAAAGGAGAAAATCCAAATGTATATGATGGAGTAGATTCATTTTACGAATTGTTATTAGATGAATTAAATGAAAGAGGTGTAATGATAGATAAATTAATAATATAATTAAGGTATGAATGATTTTAAAAAAGTTTGTTTAGAAATATCGGAAAGATTAACTAATCTACCATATGTTGATGGTGACATTTCTGACATTGGTAACGAAATAGGTTATGTAATATCAGATTATTTAGTTAGTGATCCTTTTGGTTGGGATAAGGATAGTTTTATTTCTGGATTAAATCATGGGATAGATTTAAATGATATAGAAAAAGATAAATAAAATGGATAAAGAATTTAAATTCACATACAAAAATTTACCATTAGAATCATTGGATGATAATGATATGTTATTATTTGAAAAGGCGGTAAGTGGTATGGACAATGCTTACGCCCCTTATAGTAATTTTAAAGTGGGTGCTTCTGTAAAACTTGAGAATGGTGAGATTGTTGTTGGTAATAATCAAGAAAATATTGCTTACCCATCAGGATTATGTGCGGAAAGAGTTGCTTTATTTTATGTGGGCGCAAATTATCCTAATGAGACTATAGAGACAATATGTATTGTCGCTAAGGGTGATTTAATACCCGTAGATTCAGTACTCGCACCTTGCGGATCTTGTCGACAAGTTATGATTGAGTCAGAGAAACGTCAATCTAAACCTATTAGAGTTATATTGGTAAACCAAAACAAAACTGTTGTGGTTATTGAGACAGTAAAACATTTTTTACCATTTATATTTGGTTAAATTTGACAAATAGGAATTAAATCATTAACTTTAAATAAAAAAATATGGACAATGGACAAGAATGAAATGGATGAATATCTAAAATCTATCGGAGGGTTAGAAAATGGTTTCTATGCAGATAGAGAACCGATAGTGAGCTCAGACTTTTTTAGTGTAAGTGATGGTTGGTTGGGTTTAATTAAAGAATTAATTGAAGATTTAATATCTTTAGGTTGGGATAAACAAACTTGTCAGGTTAAAGAAAAATTTGGTGGACTTAGATTTTATATTAATGGTGGAACTGACGAAATCTATAATCGTATATCTAAAGCGGAAAATGATAGTTATGAGATATGTGAAGAGACAGGAAAGCCTGGTACATTAAGAACTGATATTGGTTGGTACAGAACTCTTTGTGATGAAGAATATGAAAAATTTAAAAATAGATAAAAAAAATGGAATATAAATTTATAAACAGATACGGTAACGAAATACTTTTCATTAGGGAAGGTGATTCTTTCGAAATGAAGGGTGGTGATTACTACAGATACCTATTTAATGTGGATGATGAAGGTAATTTTTTAAATTATAATGCAATTGATCCGTCAGG